CCCGAGATCGCAGACTAGATAGATTTTTGAAAGTTAGTAATTTCAGCATATTAATTTTAGCTATCAGCTTGCATATCAAAAAATTATTTTTAATTTTGGCCGTATCAAAGAATTATGTCTTATAAATAAACTAATTATGGAAACTGCTCAAAATACAGAAGTCAAAAAATACCCGAATTTTTCAGGAAAAAAGGTTAAAATGCTGTTTATCAGCGATAAATCGCTTCAAATGGATATCGATGACGGAGGGCAAATAACACTGATAGGTAAACAGATAGAAGGCGGAAATAACCGACTTTTTAACGTAAACGACCGGTCCTTGCTCGACGCCTCTACGATATCGGAGGTTAAGTTGGTCCAAGTGTCTCAGGAACGTAACGATAATGCCGGTATTCTACCTGGCCCGGTTAATTCAGCGAACCCGAGAGGTGGAGGCATACCTAACGCACCCGTTGCCTATCCGTTTAAAGCGACAGCCGAATTAGTGATTTCAACAAATAGGGGCGTGTTTATCGCTTCTTGGATCTGCGACTCGTTCGCTCCTGAGATCATTCAGCTCGAAGCTAGATATTTAACGGTAGAGTAATTAATGATTTCAGAAATTATGGAAAAGTTGAAAGTTTTAGTAGGGTGTGAAGAATCGCAGGCTGTTTGCAAGGCCTTTAGGGAGCTCGGACATGAAGCATACTCGTGTGATTTAAAACCTTGCTCAGGAGGACACCCCGAATATCACTTCCAATTCGATGTTTTACGAGCGATTGAGGGCGGAGTTCTGAAAACTCAGTCAGGAGATAAAGTGTATGTCCAGAAGTGGGATTTAGCAATTTTCCACCCTGATTGTACATATCTAACATGTAGCGCGGAGTGGGCGTATAAAGAGGGTCCATATCACCAAAAAATCAGACAAGGCACTTTGGTAGGGAAAGAGCGAATCGAGGCAAGGAAAAAAGCCGCTTTATTTTTTATGAGATTATACAATGCGAATAACATAACATTCGTAGCTGTGGAAAACCCTGTCGGTGTGATAAGCTCATATTTCAGAAAACCCGATCAAACTATTCAACCGTACATGTTCGGTAATGATGCAAGTAAAGCAACTTGTTTATGGTTGAAGGGCCTACCTAAACTAGTTGCGGATAAAGATTATTTTGTGACACCACGCACTGTTTGCACAAAATGTAAAACGCATCAAACAATGCGGACCCATGTTGAAATATCCTTGCGCGACGGGTGTATAAAATGCGGAAGTAAAACTCTTCCGAGGTGGGGAAATCAAACAGACGGAGGCCAAAATAATCTCAGTCCGACAAAGGATAGGGCAGAGAAGCGTAGCGTTACGTATCCCGGTATTGCTATGGGAATGGCTCGGCAATGGAGTGCCTACATACTAAAAGCAGTTTATGGCAAAGCGTAAATTAGAGGTCCTTAACGTAAAACAGTTCTCCGAGCTCATGGACGTGTCACCCGCGACCGTGGGCCGGTGGATTGATGGAGGCAAGATATCTCAGAAGTCCATAGAGTACACACCTTCAGGTAAGCCGAACATCATTGTAGAGTATGCAGTTGATGAGCTCGCGAAGAAACACAAGATCGGTGCTGTGCGAAAAACACGAGGCGGGTACAACCTGGCAGGTAACACCGCGCCGAAAACCGGAGCCACACCACCTTTGCAGAATGCGGTGGATGCTTTACTCGGCATGGCCGGTGTTAAGCCCGACGGAACTATCACGCTCGACGGTGTGGATATGAGCCAGGACCCCACCACTTTCGAGGCCGCAAAGATTCAGGAGCAGATAGGTAAGGCCATGCTCATAAAGCTCAATGTAGCTGAGAAGCGCGGAGAGTTGGTAGACAAGCGAGAGCAGGATAACCAACTGCGCGACCTGGGTATCACACTTAAAAGTGATCTGGCAACTGTGGCCGACCGCGTGGCCGCAAACTGTTTTGCTGCGGAGTCTGAACTCGAAGTACGTAATATAATTCACGGCTCAATAGAGCAAGTTCTTTTAAAATATTCAGGTAAAGTATGGAATTAAAAGTTTTATTGGCTTGCGAAGAAAGCCAAACAGTAACTAAGGCTTTCCGGGATCTGGGCCATTTAGCTTTTAGCTGTGATATACAAGATTGCTCGGGTCTGTACCCCGAATATCACATAAAAGGCGACGCTTTGGAGTTGCTAAAATATGAATGGGATTTAATAATAGCGTTTCCTCCGTGTACGTACATGAGTAATGTGGGGGCCGTAAGAATGTTTCCGAAAAAAGGTCAAATCTGTTGGGATAGATACGAAAAGGGCGTACAGGCCCGTAAATTTTTCGAGAGTTTTTATAAAAGCCCCCATACGCACATCGCGATAGAGAATCCCGTACCGATGCGGTGCATAGGCTTACCGGCGTATTCTCAGATAATTCAGCCCTACATGTTCGGAGATCCCTACACGAAGAAAACTTGTCTGTGGCTTAAAAACTTACCGAAACTTGAATCTACGGATTTGATAACAGAGGGTTTAACGGGGTGGGTTAGTGGCGGTAGTAAAGATCACAAAGGCGAACCTCGGAGAGCACCCACCACTACGCTAAGAGATGCTAAATCGCGGAGTAAAACCTTCCCAGGAATTGCCAAGGCTATGGCCGAGCAGTGGAGCGAATATATAATTAAAAATAGAGCGTGACCAATACTTTAGATTACTCCCTTATCTCAGCGTTCCTCGACGGCTTAAAACCAGTGGAGCGGGTGACTGTGGACGTATGGGCCGATAGGTACGTGGAGCTCTCCACCGAGTCTTCAAAAGAGGCCGGGCGCTGGCGCACAGACCGGACGCCTTATCTGCGTGAGATCTTGCAGAAGTTGTCACCCACGGACCCCGCGCAAAGGATTGTGTTTGCCAAGGGTGTACAGATCGGAGCCACGGCCTCCGGCATCATAGCCATGCTCGCGTACGTCGCTACGGACCCGTGCCCTATGATGTATATTCTACCGACTATTGCTATTGCGGAGGATTTTTCTAAGGACAAGCTGCAACCTATGATTGACGGGTGCGCGATCTTAAAAGGTAAGATACTCGATCCGAGGTCTCGGGACTCAGGTAACACGATCCGGGGCAAGCGGTTTCCGGGAGGATCAATAAACCTGGCCGGCGCCAACTCTGCGGCGTCCCTGCGTAGCAAAACTATAAAGTTCCTGACGGCGGATGAGATAGACGCATATCCCCGCAACCTGGATAAAGAGGGATCTCCGCTTACGCTGGCCGAGAAACGCCAGGCCACATACGGTAAGCAGGCGAAACTTTATATACCGTCTACACCGACCGTGGAAAAGGCCTCGGCCATATGGTCGGAGTTCGAGGCAACCGATCAGCGGTATTACCATGTTCCATGCCCGGCGTGCGGCGTGGCCGCCCCTCTGGTATTTACGCAGCTACGCTGGCCCGAAGGTAGACCGGACCTTGCTACGCATGAATGTATACACTGTTTCTCCCAGGTCGAGGAGCGCCACAAAGACCGATTCCTTTTAGCCGGGGAGTGGATAAGCTCGATACCAGAGCGCCGGAACCCGTACATTATCGGATATCACTTAAACTCGCTGTACTCTCCTTACGGCTGGCTGAGTTGGGAGAAAATAGCCAGGGAGTATGAGGCAGCGCAGAAAGAGATCGCGGAGTCGCAGGAGGACAATAAAATGCGGGCATTCACGAACACGGTGTTAGGCCTTACATACGCCACGTCAGGGGAACGTCCAGCATGGAAGCGATTGTACGACAATAACCGGGAGCCATACACACTGAACACGGTTAATAACAGTGTCATGTGTATCACGATGGGTATTGATATCCAGAAAGACAGGGTAGAGCTAGAGGTAGTCGGGTGGGGTTACGACCGGCGATCGTGGTCCATTAATTACCACGTGATAACCGGCGAGATATCCGATCCAACAGTTCAGGAAAAATTAATTGATATCGCAAACCAGAAGTTCACAAGACCGGATCAAGTGCAGATACCGATACAAAAGATATGCATAGATGCCGGATATAACACGACCGAGGTTTATAGGTTTGTAGCCACTCAAGACGTTGAGAAATGGGTAGCGGTACATGGCGGCAGTGAGAAGCAGCATCGTATATTCTCCCTACCTCAGCGAGCTATAAAAACTACGGAGGATGCATCGACTATAGCTGTAGTATACTACATGCTCGGGGTGGATATTCTTAAGGACGAGCTGTACACACTTCTGAAAAAGAACCGGGACGTGGATGATCCGCTTGGACCTACTGGCTTCTGCCATTTCCCGGAATATGACGAGTTATATTTCCAAGGGCTCACGGCAGAGCAGAAAGTTTTGATCACAAAGAACGGGTTCAGTTCGTACAGGTATGAGAAAAAGTTCCAGAGAAATGAACCCTTGGACTGTTTCGACGAACAAACCGAAGTGCTAACCAAAACCGGCTGGAAATATTTCAAAGATTTGGAATTATCCGATGATCTGGCTACTGTTGAACTATATACAGATCAAATAGAGTACCAAAAGCCCGAAAAGTTGATACAAAATCAACACAAAGGCGATATGATCCGAATAAGAGGTTTTAGGTTAGACGTTTTGGTCACGCCGGGACACCGAATGGTGACGTATAAAAAGGAACAGAAGGGCATAGGCGTTAACAGGAAATGGAATTTTGACGTATCACCAAAAATTACAGAGGCTAAGGATTTGACCATACATCACCAAATAAAATGCGCCGCGAAGTGGACTGGTTGCGATCCAGGGTACGTAGAAGTGCCCGCGTCTTACAAAATCACGGGTCATTTAATATCGGAGCCTGTTAAAGTAGAGTCTAAAATTATGGCAGCTTTTTTAGGCTGGTTCGTCTCAGAGGGAGACTTAGCTACGGTAGAGTACAAAGGTCACAAAAGGTATAGATGTTCGATAACGCAAAACGCAGGGGCGCATTTAGATGAAATAATAGGCATTTGTACTAAACTTCCCTGGAAATTCAGCGTACATAGGAGCAGAAGGGACTCGGAGTCTTTTAAAGTGATATTCACTAGCAAACAACTACGGGAGTACTTAAAAGATTGTGGAGATAAATCTAATAGCAGACGAGTTCCGCAATGGATAAAAGATGCAACACCCGAGATAATATCTATTTTTTTAGAATCCGCTATAAAAGGTGACGGGTGGGTTCAAAAAAAAGAAGCCCATCACAAAGATTTCAGGACATACGCTACGATATCTAAACTATTATCCGACGACGTTCAGGAATTATTCATTAAAACTGGCAAGGCCTCGAATATCAGGGAAGTAGAGCCTGTAATATATAATATCTCCGGCAGGGTAGGGTTTAACACTCAGAAACAATACCACGTGACGGAGTTAAATAAAATAAAGGCATCGCTGGATACCACGATACGAGGGGGACGCAGTTATTTAGGGGAAACAGTTCATTATGAAGGGCCTGTATATTGCGCCACAGTACCTAACGGGACTCTAGTAGTACGAAGGAACGGGAGAGCAATTATAGCGGGTAATTGCAGAAATTATTCTCGCGCAGCCCTTGCTATGCTCGGATACGACGAGTTCGGAAACGCAATGTTTGACGCAGTTTTCAAAAACTACCACAGACTGAGTGTGGCAGACGAGAAACCGAAGAAAAAAAGATCGGATTATTGGTAGAATAATAATTTGTTTATATATTTGTGTCTACCTCTGATATGCAGGGAGCAAGTATATCAAAATGGGACCGTAGCTCAGATTAGTTAGAGCGCCGCTCAGAAATGGGCGGAGGTCGCAGGGTGCGATGCCTGCCGGTCCTAACTCCCCTTGTAGCTAAGTGGTAAAGCAGCTTCAAGCGCCGCACGGTTCAAATCCTGCCTCGGGGAGCAGAATAGAGGAAGGTTTATGGAATAAAAAGCGGGGCTTATATTAGGTTTCGCTTTTTTGTTTTTATAAATTTAGGGCCAGGAAAGGTTAAAGACTCAGTGTTTCTTAAAGGCGCTTGTTGCACAATAGGCGCTTTTTATGTTTATTTACCTCAAAATTCGTCAAATGGCCTGTATACCCAACGAGGAAATATACACTGTGGAGGAGTTCAAGACCTTGAAAAAGGCCATGCTCACAGGCACGAAAGAGGTTCAGTATGCCGATAAGCGGGTAGTTTACCGCAGCATGAACGAGATAAGCGACCTGATCCGCATTATGCAGGATGCCATATGGGGTCACTGCCCTGAGTTCAATTCAGGCTTTGGCCGCAGACGTTACGCCGTTTCAAGTAAGGGAATATGTTAAGAGAACTTTGGGACCTAGCTGAAAATAAGGTCAAATTCAAAGCGGCGCAGTTCGAGAATGCTCTCTACGAGCAGAAACGGCACTATGAAGCGGCAGGACACGGCAGGCGTACCGAGAAGTGGTACCGACGTTCGGCTGGTCCGGCGGCTGATCAACAAAGAGGTTTACTTTATCTCAGAGGTTTCTCCAGAGACCTTGTGCGTAACAACCCCCACGCTCAACGTGCAATCACCGTAATAGCTACAAATACAGTAGGCTCCGGCATTATACCGGCGTTTAAAGGTGTTCGCTCCAAAGCAGTTAAAAAACTATGGCAGCAATGGGCCGGATCAGATAAATGTGATTTCAACGGTCACATGAATTTTTATGGTTTGCAGGAGCAGATCATGCGGGCAGTTGCCGAGTCGGGCGACGCGCTGGTAGTTCGCAGATACACAGAGAACAGCCCGGTAGGTTTCGATCTGCAAGTGCTCGAATCTGATTTTCTTGACCACAACAAGACCATAAATCTTAGCGACGGAGGTTTCATAGTTCAGGGTGTCGAGTTCGATAGGTCAGGCAGACGCCGGGGTTATTGGCTATTCGAGGAGCACCCTAACGAGATCGGTAAATTCAACTCTGCACAATCACGTTTCATTTCCAAAGATCTCGTAATCCATATTTTTGAAGTTCTGCGCCCCGGCCAGGTACGAGGCATACCGATGGGCGTTTCAGCGTTCATCCGCATAAAGGATTTCGATGAGTTTCAGGATGCGCAGTTGCACCAGCAAAAGGTAGCGGCTTGTTTCGTAGGTTTTGTCACGAACACAAACCCAACGCCCGGAGGCGGGCTGACCCGAGAGGAACTGGATATCACAGACCGGCTGGAGCCAGGATTGATTCAGGAGTTACCATATGGCCGAGATATGAAATTCTCACAACCTCCGACAACTTCTGGAACTGATCTTTATAGCCTGACGGTCTTGCGCTCGATAGCCAGCGGATATAATGTTACGTATGAATCGCTGACCAACGATTACAGCCAGGTTAATTTCTCATCCGGTCGCATGGGCTGGCTGGAATTTTCTCGCTCTGTAACTTCGTGGCAAAATAAACTTATGATCACCATGTTCTGTCAACGGGTTTACGATTGGTTTGAACAAGGTATAAGAGTTATGGAAGGCATCAAACCTAAATTGGATGTAACGTGGACAACACCAAGACGCGAAATGATAGATCCATTGAAAGAGGGCGCAGCAACCAATGCGCAGATAAAAGCCGGTTTAAAATCCCGGCAGGAGGGCATACGCGAGCTCGGATACGACCCCGAGGACGTGAACGCAGAGATAAAGGAGGATATGGAAAGTGCTGACGCGATAAACGCCTTGTTCTCAACGGATGTGAAGTACAGGCCGGAGGCTCAGACGCCCCGACCATCGACAGTTACGACCAAACCGCAGACGTCAAAAAATTAGTTTTTGGATTTTCCTTGCATCGTTTATATCTTGCAGCATCATGGCAACAGTTAAAGTACAGAACACCAGAGCCAGGGTAGAGGCTTTTGCACCTCCCGAGTCTTTTAGTTCTGCAAACCGGACATTTCAGGCGGTAATAGCGACAGAAACGCCGGTACTTACAAGGTTGCCGGGAGGTGAAGGTTTATATTACGAAATTTTGTCATGTAAACCCGAACACGTTAATTTGACAAGGGTTCGCAACGTAGCAGCAGTGCTCGACGACCACAACAAATACGGTATCAATTCTCAGATAGGCGGGGTAACAGACCCAGTTGTATCAAACGGACAGATATCAGCTACCGTAAAATTGTCCCGATCTAAAAAGCTGGACGATCTGGTACAAGACATAGAGGACGGAATAATTCGCAATGTCTCGTCAGGTTATACAGTTTACATGTATCAGGATATAAGCAAGCCTGACGATAAAATAAGAACGCTTTTAGCTGTAAATTGGAGTATTAACGAGCTTTCTTTAACTCCCGTGCAGGCTGACGAAAACAGTCGAGTGCGCAGCCAGGACACCGATAATGAATTAACTGAAGTAGAAATAGAAAATATGGCAACCACAGCAGCAGATCCACAGGCGACACCGCCCGTAGCGCCAGAAACACCGCCTACTCCGGCACCAACGCCAGCACCGGCTCCACAGCCTGCGCCAGCACCTACACCAGCGGCTTCCGAGCCCGAGAGTGCTACCGAAAGGACGCGTACTCTGGCGATTTTGGATGTTGCAGCGGTTGCAGGAGCAGCTTTACCCGCCAGCTTTGCGACAGACCACATCGCACTAGGGACCCCGGTAGATCAGGTGCGCGGTCTAGTAATCGAAGCCCTTAAAACTAAAAGCCCCTTGGAACAGCAAAGATCGCAGCAAAGCGCTGCACCGGCTATCACAGCCGACGTAATCGAAAAGCAACGTCACCTGATAGAGGTGGGTATCGCTCGTAAGTTCGCTATCCAAAACGTACCAGGCGAGAAGTACACCAAAGACGAATTGGTAGGATCTGAGCAATATCGTAGTATGTCCCTTATCGACATGGCGCGTAATTACATTGCAGATTCAACGGGAGATCACAACATCTTCCGGGTTAACGCGATGGAAGTCGGTAAACGTGCGCTTATAAGCCAATCAGGATCAGATTTCGGCGTTATCCTGGAAGGGGTTGCACGTCGAGTACTATTGGCTGAATACAGCATCATTGCGGATACATGGAGACGCATAGCGGTTACGGGCTCTGTGACTGACTTCCGCGAATGGGGCCGGGTAAGAGGAGGTACTATCGGAAACCTGGATAAAGTCAGCGAAAACGGGGAGTTCAAGAACAAACCAATTCCTGACGGTTCACTTGAAAAAGTGAAAGTTGAGACTTACGGTAACATTGTTAACGTAACTCGTCAGATGCTTGTTAATGACGACCTGGGGTATTTCACTCGCATCTTAACCATGTTGGCCCGTGCGTCAGCGCGTTCTATTGAACAGGCACTTTACAACCTTATCAACTTGAACGCAGGCTTAGGACCTTTAATGTCCGATGGTAATACGTTGATTCACCCTACTCACGGTAACGTAGGACCTACAGGCGCCCTGGATGCGTCTAAGATAGCCGGAGCCCGCGATGTTATGAAAGCTCAGAAGGATATGAGCGGCAATGATTATCTTGATCTACGCCCTTCGGTTGCGTTAGTTCCTACGGTTCTGAGTGATTCGGTAATTTCGTTGAACATCAATGAATACACCAGCAAACCCAACGTTTACCAGGAGAGAAACCTTATTAAGGGTCTTTTTAGTGAGATCATTGACAGCCCACGTTTGACCAGTCAAACAGGCATCTACATTTTCGCCGATAAGAACCAGGAGCCCGTGTTTGAGGTTAGCTTCCTTAATGGTAACGAGACTCCGTTTATCGACGAGCGCGATGAGTTCGATGTAGACGGCACACGTATGAAAATCCGTCACGATTGGGGCGTATCAGCAGTCGGCTGGAAAGGCGTAGTGCGTAACGCAGGCTCATAAGACATAAAGCCCGGAGCCTAAAAACTCCGGGTATTTCAAAGCAGCTTAATAAACAGTCATATCAATGGCAAGAAATTATATTCAGCCCGGAGAGGCTATAACAGTACCAGCGCCTACGGGCGGTATGGTAGCGGGAACTCCATATTTGCTAGGTGCAGCCGGTGCAGGTAAGGTAGTGATCGCCTTGCAGACCAAGGCTCAGACGGTAGAGTGTGAGTGCGCAACCACTGGCGTTTACGAAGTGCCTAAAGCGGCACCGCTTGTAATCAACATTGGCGACACTCTGTATTGGGATAACACGGCTAAGAACATGAACAAAACTTCTGCGTCAAACACGGTTGCAGGATGGGCGTTCAAAGCGGCAGCGAGTAACGACACGACCGTACAGATTAAGCTCGCACCTTAATTCAGGGGGTTCTATGCCTAACGCGTTCGACAGCCTGAAAGCCAACATGTTTAAGGACGTCACCTCGGTGATGGGTTTTGAAGCGCGTTGGCTTTCATCTGTAACAGGGCTCGTTACCATAGCCACTCACGGTGTAACTTTCAAAAAACCGTCGCTAAAAGAAAAGCAGCTTTTAGAATACGACGACGCATTTTGGGAGCCCACTAACCGGATCATGGAGTATTTTGAGTCGGACTTTCCCGGTCTTTTCGACCTAGTGAACAGACCAGATCTCGGAGTTGAAAAGATCCAGGTTGATAACGAGTATTACGTAGCTGGCGAGGCTCGCAGGATGTTCGACGGTGACTTGGTTTATGTACAACTTTTCCCCGACCCGGACGTATGAGCACCTACGAGCTTTTGATGGACGAGATCGTAGCCAGGCTTAAAGGAACCGAAGATAATCCGGCATTCGAGGCAGCAGGTATTGAAGTAGCCAAGTCCCCAAACGTCCAGGGTCAGCACGACAAGCTGATACCATCTGCCACCGCAAAAGGCCGCATCCGCGTAAGTTGTTTGCAAGACCGATACGGAACAGACGAGAATGATACGTCAATGCTGGTAGGTGAGGCGACGATGGACCGGGTAATTTATTACAATCTATCCATTGAATCTCGCGTAAGGTACGGAACGCTCGGCGCTCTGGATATGTGCGAAAAAAGTCTCAGATTACTCTTAGGCTACAAATCAGAGGAGTTCGGGGGAGAGCTTTATGCTTTCGCGACCTCGATGGAGAGCTTTGAGGATAATGTATGGTATTACCGGGTTATAGTACGATGGAAACATTTACCACTACAACCACTCGACAGTTTCAGAGTAAACGGAGACGAGGAGACCGGATACCTGATCACAGAGGTGAATTTTACATCTTCTCAGATCAATGTTTTGGATGGTAACACAACCGGATATCTGCAATATCTCACCGATCAGAACGGTAATTACGTGACAGTTCCGCAGGGTTACATATTAGTTAAACAAGACGGATGATGAAATATAAAAGCAAAGCTACCGGAGTGATCAGATTCGATTATAAAGGCGCTGAAAAAATTATAGAGCCGGGACATACATATGAACTCGAGGAAAATGAGTATCTTGAGGGCCTAGTAGCCTTCGGACTCCTTGAGATCAAAGAGTCGCCGGTAGAAAAACCTGATACCACTGTAAAATCTAAATAATGGGAGCTCTAGTCCACGGCGTCGCCGTCAAATTTTCAAACTCCGGCCCGGTACCTACCTCCGAGATCGCGTCCAATATTATAGCGATTGTCGGCACGGCACCAAAAGGCCCGTTGAACCAGCTCACTTACATTAACAACAGTAAGGATGCAGCCATGTTCGGTGCGCAGGTTCCCGGTTTTACGATTCCACAAGCTATTGACGCCATTTTCAAAGAGGCTGGCGGTACGCCGATTGTGGTTATCAACGTTTTTGATCCTGTGGCAGCTACCACAGCCGTGACCTCAGAAGTAGTTACACTGGTCGGCGGCAAAGGAAAAACAGCATTCCCTTACGTTGGAGTGGTAACCGTTAAGGACGTTACGGACGCAACAACCTACGTCAAAGACACCGCTTATTCCCTGGACGACTACGGAAATATTCAGTCTTTGAATTACACAACGATGCCCGCAAACGCGGTGCTCCACGTAACGTATGCTAAACCCAACTTCGCGGCTGTAACATCCGTTGAAATCATAGGTACGGTGAACGGAACCACCGGAGCCCGCACAGGTTTCAAGTTGTTGGAAAACTCTTACAACACTCTGGGCGTTGAGCCTAAAATCCTCATCGCTCCGGGTTTCTCTACCACGTCTGCTGTCGTTACTGAAATGCTGGTGTGGGCTAAGAGACTTTTGGCCGTGGCCGTCATTGACGCGCCAACAGGCACCACAGTCGCCGCAGCTAAAACTGGCAGGACCCCGGCAGGTGTAATTAACTTTAATATTTCGGATCTTGATGTGATCCCTGTTTTCCCGGAGGTTAAGGCTTACGACCCTGCTACGGACTCTACAGTTACAAGGCCTTATAGCCCTGTGTATGCAGGCGTAATGGCCCGTACCGACCGTGAACAAGGATTCTGGAAAAGCCCGTCGAACGAACAGATCAGAGGAATCTTAGGCCTTGCCGTTCCGGTATCAGGTAGCGCATTCAACGCGGACACCGATTCCAACGACCTCAACGCGCTCGGCATCACAACGATACTGAACGAGGGAACTTCTGGTTTCCGGGTTTGGGGCAACAGAAGCTCGGCGCATCCGGCAGTTACAACCCCGGACAACTTCATATCTGTTCGCAGAACGTTGCTTACTGTGGCTCGCAGCTTACAGTTGAACGCTTTGCAGTTCGTCGATAAACCCGTTACGTTAATGATCATTGACGCGATACGCCAGTTTGGTAACAACTACGTTAACCAGTTGATCGGTCGTGGTGCTCTTTTGGACGGTAGCGAAGTTCTTTTCGATTCAGTTAATTCCAACATACCTTTGGGTAAACTGGAATACATTGTACGTGCAGCGCCTCCGGTTCCCGGCGAGTTGATCACGTTTAACGTGAGCCTGGACACAAACTTGTATAACAATTTAACAGCATAAGTATGGCTTCGGCAACTAAGTCAATTAAAGACGTTGCGGTGTTCATCAACGCCGCGAGCTTCGTAGGCCTCGCTAAGGAGGTGGATCTACCTACTGTCGAGAGCACTACCGCGCCGCATGAGACCTTAGCCATGCAGGGTACCATAAACATAGGCGTAGGCTTAGAGCCCATGGAGATCAGGGTAGCCTGGGAGGGCGCAGATAAACGTATAGCCAGAGTAGCATACAATACCCGCGATGCTCAAAGCCTTATGTTCCGCTCCGTTATAGAGGACCACACAGGCCCTCGCGTAACTCGGGAGAACTTGGTAGCTTATGCCACCGGCGTTTTCAGGTCTAAACAAGGCGGTAACTTTTCGCCTAAATCTCTGGCTACGTCGGAGTCCATGATGGATGTGACGTATTACAGAGAGGAGATCGACGGTGAGGTTATGGTAGAAATCGACCTGGCTAACAACATTTACAAAGTCGGGGGTGTAGACCTTAATGCGGAGCGGAACCGTATGTTAGGCCTCGTTTAAAGAGTCACAATAAATAATAGAGCAATAATGAATAAGGATCAGGCAGACTTAACGGCTGCGGGCGGATTGCCTTCGGCTGAGATTACAAAATACCCGGCCTCTGTTACGTTCGTACTCCCGGATACAGGAGAGACTGTCGTAATGCGGAAACCGCTCGTTAAAGATTCTCTGAATCTCACGGCAGATAAAACCGTAGACGCAGATAACGAGACTGAGCAACTTATGTGTATGATCTCTCAGATATGTACGTTCGACGGCAAGCCCCGTAACTGGCGAGATCTCGAAAACATGCCACTTGTTGATTATAACAGCATCGTAGCGGAGTACGTGAAATTGACAAAGCAGGGAAAGCCAGCAAAGGAGAAAGCAGCATAAGCCAGCTATACGAGCGTATGTCCTTCGTCGCGTACAGCACCAGGACTTCTCTTTCTGAGATAAAAGACATGAGTATTTTAGAGTTCGATACGTGGTACGTGGCGCTTGTTGAAACTCATAACAGATTGACCCCAACGAGCGAAAAGAATGGCTAAGAACATCACAACCACGGTTACAATACTCGGTAAGGATGAACTTTCGCCGGTAGTTTCCAGAGCAGCTACAAGATCAGTAGCAGAACTTCAAAGCATACAAAAGAGAGCCGCTGCAATATCCGCAGGGGCTCTCGGCGTTGCCAGGGCCTCCGCCGGCGTAGGAACCGCGATAGCTGCGCCTTTGGTTTATGCGGCTAAGGAGGCTATGGAGTTTGAGAAGTCTATGGTAGGTCTGGGTAAGGTGGCTAATATTGAGCTCGGCACCGCAGAGATCACAAAATTAGGCGACGAGGCCAAAGGCGCAGCATACCACTTGGGCCGGATGCCTGCGGAGGTTGCAGCGTCTATGAAGGCCTTGAAACAATCTGGAATAGCCACCAATGAGCTTAAAGACGTTGCGATATTTACCGGCGAGGCTGGTGTAGCTTTCGACATGATGGCTGATAAAGCCGGTGACGCTTTCGGGTCTATTAAGGCCGCTATGGGTCTCACAATCGGAGAGACTAAGAACACTTTCGACGCAATCAATGAGATTTCAAATAAAATGAAGGCCGAGCCTGAGAAACTTATTACGTTTTTCACGGCAGGAGGCGCTGGAGTTGCGGGGGCTTTAAAGATCCCTGGACAGGAAATTGCAGCTTTTGGCGCTACGCTCATCCAGGCGGGTAAATCAGGGGAGGAGGCGGCTACACTTATGGAGCGACTGGCAAAGAACACCATGTTCAAAAAGCCTCTCAGGAACATTTACACGAAAGCCGGAGAAGGAACTAAAGGTATCTTGAGTGTCCTTAATGCAGGAGCCAAGATGCGAGGAGAGGAGCAAGATAAGTTTTTCCAGCAGTTCGGTGATTACGGGTTAGAGATCCGGTCATTGGCTCAGAAAATAAACGGTCCCGGGGGCCTCGTGGCAGCACTTGACTTGGTATCGTCCCGAGAAAAATACGCGCTCGGGGTTCACAAAGAATTTACAAGTGTTCAGAAAGCGACATTAGAACAAGTTAAAAAGGAATGGGTAGGCTTTAAGATCGCAGTCATAGATTTCGGCACCGCAGCTTTACCCGTCATAAAAGATATTCTCGTAGACGTCAAGTCTGTGGTTAAGGACGTAGGCGGGTGGATTAAGGCAAACCCGGAGCTTGCGAAAACTTCATTCAAAGCAGCCGCAGGTATCGCAGCGGTATCATTCGCCATATCAGGTGTTGCGGCTGTCGTAGGCAGCGTGGCAACTGTTGTATCAGCAGCAACCGTAGCAATAGGATGGTTCGGAGTTGGAGGCCCCTTAGCCGGTATAACCGCAGGCGTCACCACATTCGGCGGAGCTCTTATGACCGCAGCAACTGGTGCAACAATACTAGGAGCTCCGGTGTGGTTGGCAGCTCTGGCTATCGGAGCTATCGGATATGCAGCTTATAAAGCATATGATAAATTCGAGTGGCTGCATAAAATGATAATAGACCTGACGACCGGGTTTCAAAGCCTTGCAGATCACGCAATACCGATCATAACAAAGTTAGGTAAAGGGGATTTTAGGGGTGCATGGGGCGAGCTAAAAGCGGCGAACGCGCAGACCATGCTCAACTCAGACGCGCATATGGCTGACTGGCGCAAGAACAGAACTCCTATGGGGCCCGTTCTCGATTACGCGGCCTCCGAGTCCAGTTATCAGATCAATAAGGCGTCCACTTTATCTCGCATACGAAAAAGTAATCCTTCGGATAGACTTGAGTATTCGGGGTTCATGGGGGCGTTAGGTATCCCATCGTTGAAAGATATACCGACGCCTCAACCGGCGCAACCAAAACCCGCGCCTTACATCCCCGGAGGCTCGAATATAAATTTGCACAGCAACCCGGTTTTTAATATCAGCGGTCCTCTGACACCAGACACTAAAAAGGAACTTTACAAAGTATCTGAGGATTACATGTACAACCTGAAAAAAACATTGCAGGACGTTGAGAGGAACAAACTAAGAACCGCATTCTAAAATGATATTCAAGTTCGGAGACATAACATTCAATATACTCGACGCGCCTAATTCTATGCGTGTGGAGGACTCTATGAATTTTGTCCCTATTGAAAGGGTTAAGGGTAAGCCTGTAACTCAGGAGCTCGGTAAGCCGTTGATCACGATAGACATGGATGTTGTGCTCAGGTACCAATATTCAGATGTGACTACTGCGATCTCTCAGCTCACTGCGGCGATGAACAGATCGCAGGAACACGAGCTTATAGACGGCACGGGATTCAGCTACGGAACATTCAAGATCCGGCGCATGAGCCATACTGTCGAGAAAACTGACGGTAAGGGCAAAGTGCTCAGTGCTGAGGTTCAGCTCTCATTTCTGGAATATGCACCATACAATCAGGAGCAGAACGATAAGCTAAAAGCTCGGCAAGCCGCATTCGCTAACATATCGGTGAGCCCGATTGAAGTTAAGAAGCGGGACCTGTACACAACGCCCCAGGCGCTCACGTCGGTTAAGATCGTTCAGAGTACGGTAGCTGCAAAGGAGGGGATAAGCAACTTGAAAAAGGCCGCGTCCATCCCCGATCTGGCTACGAAATACCTGAGCATAGCTCAGAGACAGATTAGCAAGGCCTCAGCAGCTTTAAAGGAGGGGAGAACGGCGGTAAACCAGGTAACGAGCACGGTAAGTAATATAGTGACGTTAAAGGCCACTATGGACAATACCTTAGCATCGCTGGATACCGTCCTACCACAAATAACAGGTGCGGATGCCGGAGATGTGCCGGGAATTATATCTGGATCGGCAGCTAATTTAGAAACGCAATTAAGCTCGCTGACCTCAGCGGCCACAATAATATCGGCGGTAACAGCAATACGTAGATAGAGCATCATGGAAATAAATCAAGATTCGCCAAAATTCACCCCATACATCGTAAAAGAAGGGGATCGTTTCGATACGATATCTCAGGCTGCATACGGAGATTCGACATACATCCATACGCTCATAATGGATAATCCGCATGTTCAGAATCAGATCCAGTTACCGGCAGGAGAACAGATATTCGTACGGATAAAAAGAGACCCGACCACAGGAGCACAGCTACCACCTTGGTTTCTGGATGAGGCAGAGGACCCGACTGTAACGGACCCTGGAACTGTGACACCTCCAGTCGTAGAGGGTCCTGCGGTACCGCTCGGCTTCTCGCAAGGATACCCGGTTGTCGTGGGTAATAAGGTCAGATTCGCGATCAACAGAACAGGCAGGTATCCGTTTTCAGTCGAAAAGAAAACCGGAGGTGTCGTGTTCCAGTCTTCGGGTTACGATTTTTCGAGCGGTTTCCCTATCGAGACAGCTGATATCGTGGACGGAGGTTTGTACCTAGTTAAGGTAGGCCCGATCACTTCTGGCGATCTTACGGTGATAGGCTCAGGAGTCGCCTTGGCTTTCGTGACAGAACCTTATTTTGACTCGGTAAATACCAATCTGTTCATACGATTCAAGATAAATAAAGCAGGTAATTTCAGGACGAAAGTTATAAGGACTTCGGACGAGGTTGTTATATCAGATACCACTCTGGCGTACACGCTGGATGAATTGAAAGGACTTTCGATTGCCGTAGCAGGTACGTACCGGGTTGAAGTAGATACTCTCGAAAAAGTTGTTACGGTAGCCTTCAATGAGATCGAGGACGCCCCGCCTTGGCTAATAGCCCTTGGGTGGTCTTATGCTTATATATCCAGAGACTGCTCTATACACTCACAATCATTTGAACCTGTCGAGGTCGCTATGGTTCGTGCAGACTCCGGCGTAATGAACGGCCTGAATGCCGATCTTGCGCCTTGGACTTCCGGTATTTTCCAGCCTGCGCAAACGCTGTACGCTGTACCGCCGTATAACGGGGTGACCCGGTTCAATCCACTGGTTCCAGGATCAGGAGGTGTCGAAAAGCTGGTGGATCATTACGTATGGGTTCGCAGGATCAGTGACCGGACACAGGTATTCGTTCAGCCTTTCACGCCACCAGAGCTCGATTATTATTCACCTCAAGCGTTCGATTTCACGCCAGATTTAGAGGCTTGCGCTGGCCGTGCCCGGATAAATAGCGAGATAACAGCAACCCGAGATTATCTTAGGTTTCTGTTTGGAGGCACCGGCGTCTACGCGTTCAAGTGGCGCACTTATGAAATGCCTGCAAATACTTTGTTCGATAGTGGAGTTACGTGGATGACAGACGGTATCGGAGGAACCCCTGTCTGGGAGCCCTCTAATCTACCACGTGTTGATTTTAACATCGAACACGAGCCAGGGCTGTACAGACTGGAAATCGAGGGGCACACCTGCGACTCGGAGCCAACGACTTTAGAGTTCGTGGTAGCAGACGACGGATCAGGCGGTGAGGAGCCAGAACCTCCGGTTATTACTGGACCCGTCACGCCTAAGATCGTAAATTTTTCACCTATCGGAGATATTAATATTTCGATAGCCGGGAGCGACGGAGACTGGACTATATCAGATATATCCACCGCAACGCTAAACCCCGGTTTTACATTCCTGTATAAGTTCGGGGGCGAAAAGATCAGGCAAGGTTTTAACTTGACCAACAAGAAATGGGAATGCAACGATACGCTTATGATTGAGAAGTTTAAAGTTCGTTTGGATATGGAACATCTAGGACAGCTCGGATTAACAGAATCAGAGTTCCTACAAAATGCGTCTCTCGGTTCTACTTGTGCGTTCACTGAAATAGGTTTCAATGAGTTTTAAATATAGAGCAATATGCCTGCGATAGAATGGTACAATAAAATTCCGAGCTCGTGGAACGCGGGCGACAACAGGACTCAGTACGCGGATGTTTTGCCTAACGTTACGCTACCTTTAAGCAAGATATGGGTACCTCCGAGAGGAGAGTACACAATATCCCTGGCTAAAAGTCGAGGGGTCAATATGTTCAATAAATTCGAGATTCAGGACTTAGCTACCGGAGACGTACCTGCGTATAACGCACTTGTCAATGCGGGTGAAACATATGGGGCTGTTGAACGACCGGAGGCTTTTCTCGGATTAAACCCGGTAGGACCCGAGGACTGGGCCGTAGCGCCTAACGGGACGCAGTATAATAAGCAGTATTTTCCAGACGGACCTCTTACCTACGCTCAGGCATACGCAAAAGGTGGAGTGTCAGGCATATCACACAGGCTGGTCATAAACGAGACGGAGGAAGGCCCTAGTTGGATACGTCCATCTGATCCTATGTGGACTGGTTACTACGAGCGGTATATGCAGAGGATGATAGCGCAGCACACACTACCCGGTAAACCACCAATGGTAGCGCATAATTATTTCAATTATTTCGGATCGGCTCCGGCTAATAATGGGTGGTGGCTACTTGGAGGCTCAACGTCCTCCGCAATCCATAAGACGGAGTTCGATAAGCCTATAAATTTGTGGGGTCAGAACGATTTTTCTCCGGGCACCGGTAGTCTAAGGCACACAAACCTGATTGTAGAAGGGTGGTATAAAGGCGCTTTCGATCTGGCTGATAGAGACCTGACTCGCTTAATGTTTAAGCACTTGGTGTATAAAAAATTAGGATATTATGCTGGCACCGTATGCGCTAATGTTCGAGAGTGGAGACCTAATAATCAACAAGGTTTAAGATTTAAAGAGGCAGACTTTCCAGGCTCGGGCAATTGGGGTACTTTTTTCAGGAATCAAAAAATACCATATGATCCTACTATAACTGCATCCGTAGCGTTCTGGACAATGGTATTTGGAGACGTGTTCGCGGATTGGGGAGTAGAGGGTAAAAACACCAAAACGAAACTCGATCATGGCTGGAATAACTATGATTACTGGTACCCTAATCAGTTAAACGCTATAGGATCAAATACCGGGCAGGAGGCCCAGGCTGACGAGCACAGAGGTTATACACGCCATGCAAATAGTTTTCCGCATTACTCGGCTAACATTTACGACCCGGACAAGAGGTCTGCGGGGGGAGGGCATAACGGATCTATGTTCGGGGTCTCGCAGTATGCCAAGACCGTAGGAGCAGTACACGGAGGCGCGGTATACTTCCCTGAGTATCGGATCAACGGCGGCGCATGGGTTACGCAGGACCAAATACCGGCTCACGCGGTGGCTGACGTGCACTACTCGGGCAAACCGCTGGTTTACGCTCAGAGACAAGGCGGACAGATAGCTCTAGCCGTGGTCGAGGAGCGCGGAACAGGTATCAAAAAGGATATAGAAATAAAGCACCCGACTAACGCCGGCGTGACATACACGCAGCAGATCGCGGGTCACGGAACGCATTCAGCTCTCATAAACGAATAATGGTAACGCCAGATTACGAGCTTATTTGGAACGGAAAGGATCTCTCGAAAGAGTTGTCCTCATACCTTACGTCTCTGGCGTTTACCGACCGGGAGGACGGCGAGAGTGACGAGCTTCAATTCACGATCGACGACCGGGACGGGATATGGAGAAACGAATATTACCCAAACAAGGGAGATACAGTGTCGCTTAAACTCGGCTGGAAAGAGGGCGTTTTCGATCCGTGCGGTAGTTTCCAGATCGACGAGGTGAAAGTAGTGCGGTCTACCTCTGGGAGCTCCGTAACGGTAAAGGCTCTGGCCGCACTGATCACCGAGCCTCTGCGAACAAAGAACAGCGCCCGGTATGAGAACATAACTTTGAAGCGGTTGGCCTCTACGATAGCGTCCAGGGGCGGTATGACCGTAACTGGCATAACTGATAACATCACTCTGCCCGGTATATCTCAACGCAAACAAACCGATCTGTCGTTCCTAAAAGCCGTGGCCGCTGATTACGGGTATGTATTCACGATCAAAAGCGCCCGGCTCGTTTTCACCAAGTCTCTCACTTTGCAGGCCAGAGCCTCAGTAGCCCGGCTTAACCCGGAGGACTTTGAGAGCATTGAGATCACGGATGCCACGGACTTAACCGTGAAGGCTGCAAAGCATACGTATTGGGACGCAGAGAGAAAGCGAAAAATATCATATGAGTACCAGGGCTCGGCAGCGTATACAAAGCCTGACACACTTAAAATTTCAGGGTATGCTGCCAATCCTCAGCAGTCGGAGATAAAAGCCCGCGCCGCATGGCTTAAAGCAAACAACGGATCAGTTACCGGCACCTTAGTTTTCGCGTTCGGGGTTCCCGGTATACTGGCCGGTAATAATGTTGAGATCATAGGAATGGGTAAGGTGTCCGGGCTCTACCACATAAGCAATACAAGGCACTCGGTAGCCTTCGGCTCCGGGGCGCGTCTCACCGCAGACGTGTTCAAAGTAGGAGAAATACCTACATCGCTCTACTAATTCAGAATGCTGTAGGTATTTTATTTACAGCATTTTCTTATATTTGCTCACATGGAATTAAACGAGGGAGTTATAGGTATGGTTTCTGAGGTGCAGGCGTCTACGATGCGTGTGAAAGTCTCAATACCGGACGCTGAGGACCTAGTAACCGACTGGCTCCACGTACTATCGTTCCCAGGCTCCTACGGCTTACCAGACGTGAATGATCAAGTATTAGTATTCATGGATAAGACCTTTGATACCGGAGTTGTACTTGGTGGAGTTAACAACGCTCCAGCTTTCGATGACGATGATATCATAGGATTGAAATTGCCCGGCGTCGAGATTAAGGTAAGCAAAAGCACTGGAAAAACTGATATCATTTTATCCGGCGACGTGAGCGTAGAGGCCCCGGAATATGTTTTGAAAGGGGACCTTAAATTGACAGGAGATTTCAAGATAACCGGAGACGTGGACGTTACAGGTAAAGTGGATAGCACCGGCATAATTAAGTCAATGACCGACGTGCAGAGCGTAACGGTAAAGTTAAACACTCACTTACACCCTACCGCTGGCACCGGACCTCCTTCACCTCCAACACCAGGCACCTAATGGCAGTACTTATAGAGGACATAAATACAAAAATGTGGAGCCTTAAGGTGTCGCAGGTCGGAGCTATCGTAGCGGATATAGAGGACTTGAAACAGTCTATAATGCTCATAGTCCTTACGGTCAAAGGCACTGTTCCGTTCCTGCCCGAGTTCGGGTGTGGGTTGTATAATTACATTGATCAGCCAGCGCAGGCCGCAGCACCTTTAATGGTCCGGGAGATACGTAACGCAGTGACACGGTGGGAGACCAGAGCAACGGTGCTCAACACCTCATACACAATTGATCTGTCTACGATAAATATATCCTTGGAGCTTAGACCTAATTTCTTCCGGGAACAAGACCCCGCAGGGAGCGTATTTGTAGGCTTTGAGCTGGACATGCTATCGGGCACAATTTTGTTTTTAACTGATCAATTCGGTAGACCATTACTCACGGACTTCGGACCTATAAAAATTATGAAATAATGGCAGAAGCCCCTAAACTATTTTTCGAGGAGCCCGAGACGATCATAACCCGAATGATTACCCGGTACTCTGAGCTCGTGGATAAACCCGTGGAGACACAGCAGCCCGAGGCATTACTGATTCGTAGCATAGCTTACGAGCTGGTATTACACAGAGCCGCAGGAGACGTGGCTGTGAGCCTTATGTTATCACCGTTCTCAACAGGTTCGATGTTGGATTATCTGGCGAATAACGTTGGCGTGACTCGCCTTGCTTCCACTCCGGCAGTTACGGATCTCGAATTTACACTGGTGCCGGGTCACGGAACCGTTACTATACCAGCGGGTACAAAGGTAAGGTCACAGGACGGTTTAATGGTTTTTGAAACTGATATGGAAGTATCAGCGGCTCCGGGTACTGACACTTTGACCGTTTCATCCACCGCTCAGACTGACGGGCCGCAGGGTAACTCATATGCGATAGGATTAATTAGCGATATCATAGACGCGCAGCCTTTTGTTATGTCCGCATCAAATACCTACGTAACGGGTGGTGGAGCTGACATAGAAACGGACGAGGGGTTGAGACGTAGAATATTGATATCGCAAAACCAGTACGGAACCGCCGGAAGTGCAGACGCGTATAAGTTCTTGGCCTTGTCTGCAAACCCGTCTATTATAGACGTGGCAGTAGTGAGCCCGAAAGACGGTGAAGGCGATTCAATCGGGGGCCAGGTCATTCTATACCCTCTGGTTCCCGGAGGAATCAGTACCCCGCAGGCGATACTCGACGCTGTGGAGGATGCCGTATCGGGCGAGACCCGGAGACCCCTCACAGATAACGTTTCTGTGGTGAGCCCAACCAAACTTGAATACGTCATACCCTTTGAGTTGGTACTCATGCACGGAGCCGTACAGTCTACGACAGAAGCGGCGGTACTTGCCGGTATTGCAGCTTACGTGAACAAACAGTCTCAGAAGCTCGGGGCCGACATAACCGAAGCGCAGATCATTGCAGCAGGCATGACGCCGGACGTTTACGCGATCAGGCTTCCGGGCTTTACAGACATTGTTGTGAGCTTAACTGAGTTCGCCGTATGCACAGAGATAAATAAGATATCAGTAACCTACGAGGATATAAATGCCTAACGAGTATAATTTAGCGACACCGCTTGCGAGTAACGCCAGCATGAAAGCAATCGTGCAGGTTGTCCGGGAGGAGATCGAGCGCATTGATTATTCGCGCCTGTTCGTGTATTTATTCGAGACCGTAGACGAGTTGCTTTTGGATATCCTGGCCGCTCAGTTCGACATGCTCGGATTTAACGGCTGGATACTTGCGGACTCGGTACAAGCGAAACGGGAGTTACTGAAAGGGGCTTTTGAGCTGCACTTGCTTAAAGGTACTCCTGGCGGTATCCGAGAGGTGGTGAAAAGGCTCGGATACCAAGACATTACAATAGAGGAAGGGTGGGATAATTTCTCTGTATCAGTGCCTGAGCCTGACATAAACCCGTGGGCGCATATACGTGTTACGTATTTACTTCCACCAGTTAAGCCTTTAACTGAATCTGATATTTTTAACATGAAGGGGCTTATAGATAATTACAAAAACGCTCGGACTGTAGTTCACGAGATATCGTATAGAGTAACACAACTTGATGGAATAAGTTTAGAGGATTCATTAAGCATAACCATAACGGAAATATGAGCGGATTAAGATTTTACGGTCAGTTAGATATAAAAATATTCGATAAAGGGATTCTAATAGAAGCATCCACTCAGCATAACATGGTATTCGCTCAAGGAATAGATAGGCTTATAGGTAGCGCGTTTATGCCGACTGTCGGGCAGGCCGGATTAAGGTACCATGCGTATGTAGATCGAGTCATAGTAGGAGAGGGTTTTTCCGATCCAGAATCTATGAATATAGCTTTCGTGAACCCGTATATAAAGAATTTAGATGAGTACAGAACTGCGGCAGTAGGTCCAGGACCCACCACTAGAAGTACTACATTAAAATTCACACTGGACGAAACGGAGTGTAACGGAATGATTATAAGAGAGATAGGATTGTACATGACTACTGGAAGCCTGGCGCTTGATTTCTCGAGTTTCACGCCGTCGCCAGGTAACGACGCACCTTGGAGCAGAATAGTCAGGGCACCTATCGTAAAAACAAACACCATGTCCATAGAAGGTTTATACACGGTCGCCGGAGCGCCCTTAACAGCTTGAAACCGGAATGATACAACCTGATCAGGATTACGAGGAGTTGGTAGTTTTCTCCGGTGGAGGGGCTGGAGGTGTGGGCCAATGGGAACATTACAAGCACTGGTGCAGACTCGGCTTTAAAGGCTCGCAGTTCGGGGGTACTAGCGCCGGATGCCTTAACGCGTTGTTTGCAGCCAGAGGTTTGCACGAGCTTGCAGATACCTACTACGCCAAGACCTATGACGGCACGGCAGCTACGGTGTTCGGATCTGAGTTAATGCAGATCAGGGACGGCAGACTTAAACTTGATCCGGCAGCTCTTAAAGACACGATACTTAAAGGTATAAATATTTGGGACGCTCCGAAGCTGTTCAGTAAGAGGGGGCAGAAAGCGCTTACGCAACAGCTATTCAGTAACGTGCTAGGCATCCAGTCGCTTCTCAATAATAAGCCGCTTTTGGCCGCAGTTAAAGAGGTACTTAGCACTACGGCGCCGCAATACCTACCGTTCAGATTCAATGTGGTTAACATGATCACAGGGCTTGTGGAGCGGCACGAGGCCTCAGATTTTCAGGATATCGATATGCTGGCTTTGGCTATCGTAGCCTCGACCACTATTCCCGTCGTTTTGCCTCTGGTGCCAGGATACAACACAAAACAGGGCAGCTTTAAGCAGCTCGGGGATGGAGGTTTAAGGGACGGCAGCCCGGTAGGTCAGATGCTAAAAAGTCTTGATCCTACAAAGCGCCAGCGGATCACGGTGTTCAACATAAACAGACGCGAGATATCCACGGCTAAGGAGCTTGGCAGTATGATAACTGTTGCGGGCCGCACGCTTCAAATACTTTTGAATGAGGTACTGATAGGTGATCTGGAAAACGTGTTAGAGCGTAACAAGATAGCCAGGATGTACGGAGAGCAGGAAGGGTATAGGCACGTACCGATCAGAATAATTGAGGCCAGCCACAACCGAAGCGTTTTTGATTTCACCAGGGAGAGTTACGACGAGCAAGTGCTCACAGCTCCGGGCGACGTAAATAGGCAAATGGAAATAGAATTTTTATAACTTAAACAGCTAGTGAAATGGACTTAAAAATTGAAATACAGAATTTCCTAAAAGATAAAGGGATTCTGAGTCAGGATAAGAAAGAGGTATTCGTAGTTTTAAAAGGCGAAAGGGAAATTGTAATAAATGACCTGATCCAAGAGTTTTACGAAATGAAGTTGAGTCAAACAAAAACCGAGGCTTAATCCCGTTTCCTGAACCAGCTCTTCGATTTGGGAATATCAGGGATCGGAACGGGAGAAACAAGCTGGATAACAACAGGGCGAGGGGACGTATCTATGCGGTACGTCCTTTCTATTTGCATAGCAGTCGGGTTAGCTGCAAGTTTTTTAAGATTAGATTCCGTTCGAGTGATACTGTTGAGTAATCTATCCGCTTTGGGGTTTAGTTTACCCATATCGTTAAGTATGAGATTAGCTGTGTCTTTCTGAGCCTCATACTCTTTGGACTTCTCAGCATTAAGTTTTATGAGCTCCTGAGTCTTGGAAACTGAGGCGCCCCCTCTGGTCGTATCAGACTGGCTAAAAGAGCTTGTGAACGACAGGACGAACACAGCCCCGGTAAACACGCACAGAAATATAAGCAGAGCCATCGCGAATACGCGGAGCGGAGTAGGATAAATACTAGTTCTCATTTCTCGATTGATTTATAATATTATCGCTTATGTTGTTTGCGCGTGTCGTGGTGCGCTGTAGTTTGATAAACTTCTGTTCCAGCTCGGCTTTAGCTGCCTCCAACTCTCTATTAAGATTAACCAGATCCTTTGTCGCTTTATCTTTCAGGTCTATTTCCTTTTGTAAACTCTCAACACGTACAAGACCTACCAAATTAATCACAGAGTCTCGTTCTTTGCGTAAATTTGCAACATCTTTCTGTAATTCCCTGTGAGAAGCCTCCTGTTTTTCGTCATCGGCGCGATCTCTGGCGTCTGATCGTTTGAACAGGAAGGATACAACACCGGCCAGCCACACAATCGCAATGAAACACACTATCATAGCAGCAGATCTAGGGTTTTTTATCGCGGACGCAAACATGCCCGTTAGCCATTTCTCCACTATCATAATGTTTCCGGTGGGTTATTAAACCTTAAAGCCGAAAGTTACGTTAATACGGGCGTTTTTGAAAGCGATTTTTCGTACGCTGACACGATTTTATTAACTTTTTTGAAGTTTTCTATTTGCCTCGGGTCTCCTTTAACGGCCCATATATCCGCGATTTGGTCGGAATACCCGTTGCGCAGGAACAGGGCGCTTACAGCAGCGCGGGTGAGATACCGCTTTTTTGCAATCAGATATGTGCTCTCTCCGGGCTTTGCGTCCAGCGGGTTTAGGCCGAGCTCTCGCATGATACCGAACCAGTTCACGATAGAGTCTGGCTCGTTCTTCTGCCAGTTGTGATAATTAGAGTAAGTCACGCCGGATTCCAGCATGATCTCCATTGCCGAGACCTTAAATTTAAGTCTCTCCATTCTCTGTATTAACGCTTTATGTGGGTGTAGTTCGCTCATAGAAAAATAAATTAAATAATTTCTTTGCAAATAAAATATTTATATCCCACATTTGCAATCCTAAGTCATTAAATAATTAGTTTACACTTTAACCGAATTTAAAATGCACAAATTAATGATTAAAGGTTCTATCGGTTTGATCCACGCCGTGACCTCTTTTGTAGCGGATTGGCAAACCGAAAATGAATCGGAAACGGAGCTTGGAGCGAAGGAGGTGCACACCTCAGCTTTTCGACCGCAGATAGGAAGCATAGGCGTTACAGGTAAAGTATACGAGGATCAACCAACACCAACAGCCCCGGAACCTGTTAAGAAAACCCGTGAATCAGCTAAGGCGAAAAAAGAGCGCGAGGAAAAAGAAGCACAGGAAAAGGCAGCGGCTCAAACGCCTGAAATTCCGCTACCCGGTTGGCTCAACGCTGCGGCTCAACCTGCGCCTACCGACCCCGTTACCGTACAAGCGGTACAATCTTTCCAGCCGCTTACACCTAATCCGTTTGGTACTCCGGTTGCAGAGACTCAACCGACAAACACTCCTGCATGGGCTCCTCCAGCTCAGGGTGCAATCACCGATCAGCCTTGGATAGCTGCACCCGTAGCACAAGAGCCGGTAGTATCGCAAGGACCTGGTTTGCAAGATCTTTTAAATTTGCACCAGACGCAGATCAATACAGAGAAAAAAAGATCGCTATTGAGCGGGTATCTTTTGCACCTCCGTGATGCTCGCGGTGCGGCGGCGGCTGACATAGCATCTATCCCAAAGGAGCTGTACACAGAGGCGTATGAGCAGATATCGAAAATAGGTAGCGGAGCTTACGGAGCTTAACAATGGCAGCACATGCACTTTTAGGGCCTTCGGGAGCGAGTCGCTGGCTTGCCTGCCCTCCGTCTGCTCGGGCCGAGCTCTCGTATGAGAACACGGAAAACGAGGCTGCGGCTGAGGGTACGCTGGCCCACGATATCTCGGAGGTCCTGATAAAAGAACGGCTCGGGCACATTACGCGCCAGAAAGCGCAGCATGACTTCGACGCTCTTAAAACTAGGCCATGGGTTAATCCGAGCACAAAAGAGGTTAAGTATTTCTACAACGCCGAAATGCTCGAGTATTGTAAGGGGTATATGAACTTCGTGCTGGAAGTGTGGTCTAAGGCGCTGGCCTATGATCCGAAGGCCGTGATTATCATTGAGGCGCGGTTTGAGCTCGACCGCTGGATACCTGAGAGTTTCGGACGTACCGACGTAACGATCATAGCCGGAAATACGCTTTACGTTATTGATTTCAAATATGGTAAGGGCGTAAGGGTAGAAGCACTAGGCAATAAGCAGACCAGGCTTTATGCACTCGGAGGCGTGAACAAGTTCGCTGGTCAATACCCTTTGCAAAACGTGGAAATGTACATTTATCAGCCTCGCTTGCAGAACTTCGGCAGCGACACGATCAGCACTTATGATCTGTGGATGTGGGCTGAGGGGTATGTAAAGCCGAGAGCTCAGAAAGCGTTTGTAGGACTAGGCGATTATGAGGCAGGCGACCACTGTACTTTTTGCAGAGCTAAACCTCGATGCAGGACTGCTTCTGAGTATGCAAGGACCCCGGCGGGATCTACAAAGTTTGCTGACCCTAACATATTGACCGACGAGGAAATCGTAGAGATAGCAAAGGCTAATAAGCTCCTTATGAGTTATTCTAAGGATGTTGTTGAGTACATGCTCAAAAGAGCTTTGGGTGGGAAAGAGTGGCCCGGATTTAAAATCGTTGAGGGCCGGAGCGTCCGGCAGATCTTGGATGAACAGAAAGCTATTATTGCTCTGATTCAGGCCGGATACAAAGAGGTTTATGATATCAAAATTAAAACACTCGGAAGCCTGGAGGCCTTGGTAGGCGCAAGCCATTTAACCGAGATACTAGGCCCGCTGTTGTCAAAACCTTCTGGTAAGCCGACTCTGGTATCGGAATCCGACTCGCGAGGATCTTACCAGACCGCCGCTTCGGAATTTAAAGTAATCAAATAATTTTAATCTTTTAAAACAAACAATTCTATGTCACGAATAATAATAGGCCCAAATGCCCGGTTCTCATACGCTTATGTATTAGCGCCAAATATGCGAAATCTTAAGCCCGGCGAGGACCCGAAATATCAAGTGGATATCATCGTAGATAAACGCGATGCCGCCACTTTAGGCTTGCTGTATCAGGCATATAACGAATGTTTAGCCTCGATAGCCTCGGACCCCAGGTTCTCTACAATAGGACCGCAACACCGCAGTTTTAAACACTGCCTTAAAGATGGTGATGAATTTAAACCGAATGATCACACTTACGCTGGTCAGATATTCTTTACCGCTAAAAACAAATACAAGCCTGAAGTGGTGGGACCTGCTAAGGAGCCTTTAACTTCCGATTCGCAATTTTACGCGGGTTGCTACGGTAACGTGTCCATTGAATTTAAGCCTTATTGCCCGTCAAAAGAAGTGCCAGGTAGCGGCTACGGCGTACGAGTTGTTTTAGGAAACATACAAAAGGTGAGAGACGGGGAGCGTTTGAGCGGTACGGCTCCAGTTGCTGCGGCAGACGAGTTCGCGCAAGTTGGACCTCCGTCTAGTGGAACTCCAGCACCTTCGCAACCCGGACAGGTTCCAGGAGCAGCAGGAGCTTGGGGGCCCCCCGCTCAAAACCCTGCCCCGGCATGGGGAGCTCCTGCGCCTCAGCAGCAACCAGCCCAGGCTCCGGCGACGCCTCAACCAGCATGGCCCCCGGCACAGGCTCCGCATCCATATCCTGCACAAGCGCAGCCAGCGGCTCCGGTTAATCCGCACCAGCCGCAAGCTCCGTGGCCTCCGACACAAGCACCGGCGGGACAACCAGCATGGGGTGGACCTCAGACGTTCCCACAGTAGTATTTCTTCAATTAACTTTAAACCAGAGGCGGGGAGCTTAAAAACTCCCTGCTTTCTTTAACCTTTCCAAAGACTATGAAAATAGGTAAAAACGAAATCAAAAATAGAAAAACAAATTCCCCATTACGTAAAACCCCTGTTAGTGGCAGTACGGTTTTAAATCGAGACGGTTTGCCAAATTCTGACAACTGGGAAACGCCCGAATGGTTGTATAATAAGTTAAATGCTGAATTTAATTTTGATTACGATCCTTGTCCATTAAACGCAACTTTTGACGGATTACAAACTGAATGGGGAAAATCAAACTTTGTAAACCCACCATACAACCGAGTGGATAAGCCAAAGTTTATTCAGAAAGCATTTGAGGAATGGCAAAAAGGTAAAACGGTTGTATTACTTATTCCTTCGGCTACTGGAACAAAACAATTTCACGAATTGATTTTACCAAATGCAGAAGTAAGATTTTTAAAAGGTAGGGTTGCGTTTAAAGGTATCAATACCAAAGGCGTTTACTCAACCAAAAATAAAGGCAAACACGATAGTATGATCTGCATCTTTCGGAGGGAGCCTAAAACTCCCTGCTTCCTTTAACCTTTCCAAAGACTATGAAAAATAAAACCATAGCAACCACTACTGTCATAATTTCCGTCAGCACTAATACGGATAATACGCACAGCGTAAACTTTTCTGAAAATAATGCGCCGTTTCCGCTAAAACACATCGAGGCGATGAAATCTTTGGCTGATAAACTGGTAGCGGATAGGATATCAGTTGACTACAACAAAGCGTTATGACATTTCGAAAAATTCTATCCCTCGATATTGAAACCCGGAGCGATGTAGACCTAGTGAAACGGGGTGTTTATAATTACGTAAATGCCCCTTTTTTAATATTATGGCTTACCTACGCTTATGATTACGGCGAGCGGGTTACTCTCGACCTCTGGAACGACGCAATACCTCAGCAGCTCGTAGACGACATTAAAGACCCCACAGTACTTAAAGTCGCAGCGAACGCTACTTTTGAGCGTATCTGCTTCTCTCGCGTGTTCGGCGTGTACCTGGCACCAGAGTCCTGGACCTGTACGCTGGTTCTGGCCGGTCGTAACGGGCTACCTATGCACCTGGACGGTGCGGCAGCTCAGGCCCGTGTGAATGTGCAAAAACACACGTCTGGTAAAGAGCTCATAAAGATGTTCTCCATACCTCAGAAGCCCACGAAAAAGAACAACGGGGTTATGTGGATCAATCCGCAGGACGCCCCGGAGCAGTGGCAGGCTTACGGCCATTACAATAATATTGACGTGGCCGCAGAGACAGACGTACGACTGGCTATAAAAAACAACATGCCGGTATCTGAGTTCGAGGAGACTCTATACCACATTGACCAGCGGATCAATGACCGTGGTGTTCTAATTGACCTGCAATTCGTAGAACAAGCAATACGCATGAACCAGATATTTACCGAGCGTGTGAAAGCCGAGGTTATCCAGATCACAGGCGTGCAGAACCCTAATAGCCGTAACCAGCTTTTGGAGTGGCTGAACGGCGCGACACCCGGCAACTTTGAGAACTTCACAAAACTCGATAAGGATACGGTACAAGGCATAATCAATGGAGCCCCGGAGCCTATCATACAAAAAGTTTTAGAGGCCCGGCAGTATATAAGCAAAGCGAGTGTAGCCAAGTACGCGGCCATGAAAAACTATGCTTGCGCGGACGGCAGAGCTCGCGGGTTCTTAAAGTTCTACAAAGCGAATCGTACGGGCCGGTGGGCCGGGACAGGTATACAGCCCCACAACCTGACTAAACATAAATGCTCTCCTGAACAACTTGACATAATGCGGGAACTCATTAAGGCCGGGGATGTTGAAGGTCTGGCCGCAGTTAACAAAGGCGACCTTACCGGGGCGCTGTCGCAGTGCGTCAGAACCTCGTTCATCGCAAAGCCGGGGCATCATTTCCTAGTCTCCGACTACAGCGCTATCGAGGCCCGCGTACTTGCATGGCTGGCTGGCGAGACCTGGCGTTTGGAGTTCTTTAAAGGTGAGGGCGATATCTACATAGAGTCCGCAGCCCGTATGTTCAAGGTCCCTGCGTCCTCTATCGGTAAGAAAGACCCACTTCGTCAAAACGGTAAGGTGGCGGAATTGGCGTGCCTGGGCGGTGATACCTTGGTGTTCACAGAACCCGATGGGTGGGTTCGCTTAATTGATATTAAATCCCATCACAAAGTTTGGGACGGTGACAATTGGGTCGAACACAAAGGCTTAGTATTCAAAGGTCACAGAGAGGTTATTTGCGTATCCGGGGTTTATATGACCGAGGACCATGAAGTTCTTACTCACAGAGGCTGGGTTTGCGCAGCCGAATGTCATGGGGATTTCCGGGCAGGCGATACAATAATGCCAACACCGCTAAAAGTGGACCCTAAAGGTCTCAGAACTATTAAGGTTTATGACTTACTGGATTGCGGGCCCCAAAATAGATTTACGGTTAGGGAGCGCGGATATGTACCGTTCATTGTCCATAACTGTGGATACCAAGGCGGTGTCGGCGCGCTTATTCAGATGGACCGGGACGGTGCGATTGATCAGAAGCTCATGCCGTCCATTATAAAGTTGTGGCGCGAGGAGAACCCGGCAATCGTAGCTTTCTGGAAAAACCTGGAAAACGCAGCGCTCAAAGCCCTGGTCACTCCCGACCAATATATACCGGTAGGTCGAGACCCTAAAATCTGGTTTTATTTCAACTCAAAGTCCGGGAACCTTCACATGGTTCTGCCCTCTGGCCGTTGGCTTACCTACGTTCGGGCAAAAATAGTTCCGGGCAAATTCGGTAACTCGGCAGTGCAGTATGAAGGTGTAGAGAATGGAAAGTGGTCAAAACTAGATACATACGGAGGGAAGCTCGCGGAAAATGCGACACAAGCCGTGGCCCGAGATATCCTGGCCAACGGTATTTACAATCTCGACCGCGCAGGTTTTGAGATCGTATTGCACGTACACGACGAAACGGTATCCGAGGAGCCTATCAATGGCCGGAGCCTGGAGGATGTTAATCACCTCATGTGCTTAAAGGCCCCTTGGTACGAGGATTTACCGCTCAAGGCTGAGGGTTTTGTATCACCTTACTATAAGAAAGACGACAAATAATTATGAAAAAGATATTTAAAAGTTTCGTGGCCGGTACAGCTATTCCGGTAGCCTTAGTTTTCCTTTTTGTTAAACTTTCCGAGTTCCTTAATTTTAAGATAGAGGGCGCAGGGGGAGTAGGAGTAGCGCTGGTCGCTTTAATCCTCATTGTTGTTCTGACCGCAGTATTCAACCAAGACGACGACTTCTGATATATGAAATCATACGCAAAGCACTTCCCGAAAGTGCCAAACTTCGACGAATATTTCCGGCAAGCTGCGGAGTTCGCTGAGCTCAATACGCCCTGGCGCCAGGCGTTGTTCCTGGCGAACATAGCTCACGAGTCCGCGTTCCTCACAAAGCTGGAAGAAAATATGAACTACTCTGCTAAACGTCTGGCTCAGGTGTGGCCGAAGCGTTTCAGTCGTGGCGGTATTGCATCCAAAGAGCCGAACGCCAAGGCCCGTGAGATCGCCAATCAACCTAAGCTCATAGCCGAGGCTGTGTACGGCGGGCGCATGGGTAATGGGCCAGAGGGTTCAGGAGACGGGTGGAAATATAGGGGCCGGGGCGCTATTATGCTGACGGGTAAGGAAAATTACCAGAGAGTAAGTAAAGCTCTACCTGAACCTAATTTATTTCTGGAATTTCCAGATTTGGTAGCTTCTCATCAATACGCTTTGATATCAGCAGCTATTTGGTGGGAGCAGAACGGGTTAAACGCGTATGCAGATAAATTACCTGACGAGAAATCCGATCTTATCTGGTGGGGTGTTACGGATATTATGGAGCAAGCCCGTAAGCGAGTGAACGGCGGGACCCTGGGATTAGCCGAAGTAAAAAAATTATTTAAAATGTTTATGGAATAATTTGTTTGTAAATAAATTATTTAGATATTTGGCTCAACGAAACATAAACACTTAAATATATGAGCCAAAAAGAAAGAGAACCCGTAGCCTCTGAGAGATTAGCGGGTCAATTAGCCCACGTCATAATTGACAAGTACCTAAATCCCGTAGGTTATAGAATAACCCTACTACCCGGATCTGACGGTAAAAAAGGAGGAGTGTACATATCAGAGCTCGGGGAAGCTGCATCGCCTGAACCCGTAATTTCCGACGTGACCGAGTCCATCCAGATCGCAGGTGCTCCGCTCGACTACCAGCCTTTGAACACTGCACACACTGAGATCATGGATCAGGTTAAATTGATCTGCGAGGGTAATGATCACAGGTACGTTATCCGGCAGTTACAGACACTTAACAGTAAACTCTCTGCGAAATGATATTTTTTAACACAGATTTCCCGGAGCGCAAGGATACCCCGCGCGTAGGGTTCGCTCACCTTGTGAAGTGTCCAGGGTGGACAGATTTAGGGTATGCCGTAGCTGTATGGTCCGGCGAGCAGTGGGAGACCGACGACACAGACGGAGATCCTATAAACCCGTACGTAACTGCTTTTGTTTGTATCAACCAATAAACCTTTCCAAAACAATGTCAATAGAACAAAAAGTATCAATCGCCGTAGTGCTACTTCTTATGGTAACTTCCCTGCTCACGCTCTGGTATGCCGAGCGCCAGAATGCAAAGATGAATGAGCCCTTGCAAGATATCATAGATTCGGATGCGAAGGTTATCGAGGATAATAAGAATGATCCGTGGGATGCCGTACTACCGTGCGATTGGACGCCGGCGTACCAAAAGCTCAAACCAAAAGACTCTGTATTTCATGTGTTTTTCGGTCACGGAGTTATTCACGAGCTGGAAAAGTTTGAAGGTATAGTAGTTAGCGTGACGGTGAGGTTTGTGGATTACCGCGAGCTGATTAAGGTGGACCCGAAGAATTTAAGACTTAACGATAAAGTAGAAAAATTATGAACCTGAAAGAATTTGTATCTGAAATATTGAGCGACGCAGATGCTTCGGAGATAGACCGGGCTGATCTAATCGCAGAGCTCAAACGTGTAGCCACGCTGGAGAACGAGTCTGCAATCCACCTCGTGCAGAAAGAGCTTTTTGCGCTCCGGGACCTGCAAAGCAAATTGACCAAAATTTAATTAACCAATTCCTAAAAACTTAAAGACATGAGATTATTCAAAAAAGGAGACCGGGTTAAAGTAACTTTCGATAATAGCTCGCATATAGTTCTCGAGGACCAGAAGCCCGGATACGCCGGGGTTATGTTAGATCATTTTACTCTAAGCGGGATAAAGGGCGAATGCCGTGTTAATTCAGCATACTTAAAACTCATAGTCCCTGAACAGTTGGAGCCTGCAAAGGCGCCAGAGCAACCAGAGCTCAAAGACGGAATGTTCGTAGAGCTCAAGCGCTACGGCATCGCTAAGGTCGTGGGATCGAAAGACGACTTGCTTCTTAAGATTCCGGGTTTCATGGGCTTAGTGGGTTTCGATATATCTATGCTGAGACTACCATCCCCTTGGACTCAGGAGAAATTAAAAGCTGATTACCGCGCAGCGCGTAAGAGGGTTTGGGAGGAGTCGGAAGCTGGTAAGGCTGCGAGGGAGAGGGAGCGGATACTGTCAGAAAGCCTGGCGCGGGGGTTTTTGAGCTCCATTAAAGTAGTCACCTCAGACGCTATACCTAAAGGAGCCTTTATGTTCGGTGTGATAAACCCTATCGTTTCGGGGGCTGAGGAGCTTAAAAAGAAAGAGATGATTGCAGGACTTACGGCTGCTGAAAGATCAGAACGCAACCTTTTAATATTGCTTAAAAATAGCATGACCCCTATAACTCAGCGCCAGTTCGACAGATTGAAAGAGCTTAGCGAGAAAATGCGCAAGGCTGCGGGAGATCCGACGAAGGTCGAGATCATACGGTTCAAAGAAGGCGATTTATTGAATATACACGGTAAGTCCTTTGTATATGAAGTGCTAAAAGATAATGGAGGGGAGTTTATTCACGTAAAAAACCAAATTACCGGAATTGACAAGGCTGTTAAAAGGAAAGATGTGTCACCCATACTCGATGCTCGGATATCAGATACCGGGAAAGTGTTGAACGCAAAAACTGCCGATATCTACGCTAAAACCGAAGAAGCTCCGGCCTCCGGTGCTGACCGACTCAATGCAGGTAAATTGCAGTGGTCATTGGTGGACTTCACAGCCCTGGAGCCTATGGTACGGGTACTTATGAAGGGCGCCCAGAAATACAGCCCTGAAAACTGGAAAAAGGGTCTCTCGTACACCTCGATACTGGATAGCACAATGCGGCATATGACAGCCTTTAAAGCCGGGGAAGACTTAGACCCTGAGACCCGAGAGCCGCACACTGCACACATGCTCTGTAACCTTATGTTCCTGGCATGGATGGAGCTGAACCGTAGGGACCTGGATAACCGTAAACCTGATTTATCGAAATGAAAAGCACGCCTTGGCGTGGGAATTTCCGCTTGAAATCATTAAAGAAGCCATTTCAATACATAACGCCGAGACGGAGGAATGTGTAAAATTGAAACGCAAACGTAAAACAGAAACTGTATGACATTGAAAGAATTTATCGAGAACTTGAATGAGTTCGTAAAAGAAAACCCTGAGACCTTGGAAATGCAAGTTATCGCAAGTAAAGACGACGAAGGCAACGGATTTTATCCGGTTTCATTTGAACCAAGCAAAGGTGTTTTCGAGGATGGGGAATACGTATCCCTCGAACAATATGAAGATTGGGACAGAGAGGAAAGCGAAACAAATGCGGTTTGCATAAACTGAACAACATGAAACCAGGAGACAAATTAATCGCCATTGACCCTTGCGCAATGGAATATACCAATCGGGCAACCCTGACGGTCGGCAAGGAATATGAAGTGATGGGAATAAAGCCTGATTCGTTCTGCATTTTCGACGACGACGAGGATCTACACGAGTTTGATTTAGGGGATCAGAAATTTTTTAAACCAGTTGAAGGATGAAAACATTTGAACAGCATATACAAGGAATAATCGACGAGCGAGGCTCAACGTTACAGGCATTGCTTGCAGCCTTACCACTCCCGATTTCAAAAGAAGTTATCAGCGATGCCGCCAAACGCTACGCTACCCAGGTTGCGCATGACGCTTTAAACAGGGCTGCGGAGAATGCCAGGTCTTGCGTAGTTGGCTCACTATCGTCCGCTATGCGAGAAGACATGGAGAAGTTTATCACCAACACGCAAATCATTCTGCCATGAAAATATCAGACTTACCACCAGGGCTCAAGGAGCTTGCGGAGTTGAGGAAAAAAGAGCATATTAAAGAGTACGGAATGCGCGAGACAAATACTTCTGTACTTTCCGCGATAATTTGGCAGTTTACGCCCGAGGGATATGCGTTCTGGCGCGAGGTTAACGAAAAGAACTTCGATGTATATTACGGCTGTCGTGTTACGAATTGCAGACCGAAAATCCAGAACTTGAAACACTTGTAAACTCAGAGCTTTTAAATCTAAAAATCCCCGGTAGCCGTTATAGCTCTCGGGGATTTTTAGTTATGACATTAACCAGCATCTTGCCTTGTTGAGAGCTTCTGTTGCGTCTGCGTTCATATTGTTTGTGGGTTGCATATTGTGAGGTTGGTGAGGGATTGGATTCTGAGCATGTTTGGTTAAACTACATTCAATCCCACATGATTAACTTCCCAATCTTCGGCAACCCTTTCGGCTGCTGTTTTACCATTACCTAGCCTTGTCATTCCCCATCTTTTTATGATCCCTTTGAACTGAGGGCCGCCCATGCCGTTACCCATTCTAAGGGTTAGACCAGTAAGATTATTGAATGGTTTTACGAAATCTACGGAACTCGTTGCTATAAGAACTCCATTTAAGTAATTCTTTACCCTTCCTCCTTCTACGGCTATAGCTAATTGAATCGTAGTATTAAGCAGTGCGCTGATTACTTCTGATGATGCTGAGTTTGCATATGTAACAACCGAACCGTTTGATGCGGACGTAATCGTTACTACACCCCCTACACCCATAGCAATTTGATACTCCGAGTTTCCTGCTGCCGTATTACTTCCCCTGCCAATTATATTTTGATAGCTAGCAGTCGAAAACCCTGTCTCTCTTTTTACCCAAACAATGGATACAAAATCAGGGTTTAAAAGTGAATACAACTGAAAGTCTGTTGTGTTTAAGGTTAGAATTTCATTAATAGATACTCCGGTGAAGTCAAATCCGTTCTCCCTAAATAATATCCCACCACTTGTAACGGTGAATTTCATGTTTGGCTTACCTGTAACGAGATTATTGACTATATCATTATGAACTGGAGCTGCCTGACTAGGCCAACAAGCCGATCTTCTGGCGTCGAATAAAAACTCAGTATAATCATCAATCCATGCGTCATTTGGATTGAAGTAGGGGGCCGAACTCCCTATAAAATTTGCTGGTGCTTTAATATACTGTGCGAACTGTGGCATGATTAAATATTACGTGAAGTTAAAAAAGAATTAAATTTACCGGAAACTGCTGTGCGTCCTTCTGGGCTAAGGTGTATAGAATCCCATGCATATTCTGTCCATGTTCCGGCAACATTAACGATTAGATTCCCTACCGTTCCATTTCCTGTTCGGATATAATAGTTTTTATCCACCCCTCCTGACGGTAATCCAGCGGTAGAGTGGTAGCCCAGGAAAGTTAAATTTGCTGCGGTAAAAGGTTTTCCAGCATAATCAAACCAGAATGAGAATGGAACAGCCCCGTAGGTTGCAGCCACTTGCGCCTCACTCAGGCCGGGATTAAGCGCGCAAGGAACGCCCGTTCTGGTTACTGCGGACTCTAAAAGTGCTTTTCTGGGAGAAAAGTATTGTCTTGGGTACGCCGACTCGTAGAACTGCTCAATTTCCAAGACAAATCCAGTACCATTAAAGGCGTTTTCATGTGTGCCACAAACCGTCCTTCCGCCTGTAAAGGTAACTCCTCTCGTTCCTAAGACTGACCAAAAGACAAACCGAGACTGAGCTGCCCCAACAAGGGAAGCCATCGCATGTGCCGCATATTTTATTTGTGCAAGATCAGATGTATTGTTTTGACCGTGCCACATTACATGTACCCTACCTGCGTATGGATCGGAAGTGAGTATCCAGTCTTTTAGCATCGAAAGTACATCGAAGGATGTACCACCGCCGTATGCATGAACATTACCTGACCTTCCGGTTTGTGTTAAAATTTCGCTGCCAGTTCCGCCAAACATTGAATCTGAAATGAGAAGCAGATCGTCCGTAGTTTTTCTTCGAACAGTTGTCCTTGTCCCGTAGGTCGTAACAGTGATAACAGTATTTGACTTGTCAGCCCTTCTGACTGACCATTCGTTTGCATTCTTACAAGGCAACACAAAGGATTTTCCGTTTGCTACGGTTACAGATTGTGCCGAAATTAGCCCCCAGCCTGATCGGTAATAAATAAGCAAGTCGCCAATCGTTCCGGTTATTCCCTGTGTCGTCGCATTTGCTGAGAAAATATAAGCGTCTCCGCTTACTGGTGATGCTGGCGCAACAAATGACCCATCGCATTCGCCCATAATAAATAATTCACCGGGCTTAGAAATTGCGTACTTGATGTATTTCGGGCCTGATTGAGACATTAACCCCAAAATGTAAATCTTACTACCAGACGTGTAGTATTTCCCTCCAAACCATCCTGAAGCAGTAATATTCCAAAATTCACCTGTATCCATTCCAGTTAGATACGTTCCATCACCCGGCCCTGGTTGAATGTCATAACCTCCCAAAGTTTTTACTAAGAAATCACCATTCTTGAATGTTAATCCATTGGCTGTTTTGGTAGCTGTTGTATTGCCACAGTCAATAATCCAGCAGTCACCTGTAACACCTGCGGGAAATGCGGGATAGGAGTTTGAGGAGCTATTACCGTACTGTCCTTTAAAGCTCGTGCCTGATATACCTGAAGTAGTTGGATTAAAGTCCCCTCTTAACTTTCTCCCTCTAATCGGAGCTGAAATTTGTTTAAATAATAAATCTACTCCTGAGTTATTGATACCTTTCAATCCTCTCGTTTTAGTATTTGGAAATTGCGAGAAGCAGTATCCAGTAGAAGATGTTTTATTAGGAATCTCAAACTCAGAACCCCTCAAAAGTTCGTCGTCTTCGACTTCCACGTCATAAAAGTTTGTTTCGTTATACCTCTTAAATGCGGTGGTTAACAACTTGGCAGCTACCATGTCAGCTAAACTCGATTCCTGAATAGATTTTGCAGGTATGTTAAAACTTGGAATATATACCTTTCCTGATCTATCTGCATAGATACCCATTTGACCGTTAGGAGCCATGTAGATAGGAATTGCATTAGCAAACTCTGTATCTACCGCCACAACCAATCCATTAACTACCTCTGACGGTAACGAACCAATAGGAACCGTACTCAGGTCTAAAATAAATTTACCATGAATCGCGCCCGATTCGTCAGCCCATAAACCCATTTGACCGTTAGGAGCCATATAAATAGGGTACTGATTACCCATAATTTCAACGTGACCAAGAATAGATTTTTCAAATTCTTGGTCAATTTTAGAAACGCTAATTGTTCCGTCTCCAATGGAGAATGGAAGGGCATCCCATTTTGTAACTGCACTTATTACTTTGTCGCCAATTTTCCATGCTCTCGATGTTCCTGTAACGGAGTTCGTCCCTTCTGTTGTGACATCGAAATACTTTCCGTTTGAAAATGCCGGTGTAGTTGTAAGGGTACCCGTAACACCAGTTTCAGATATTACATAAGCGCCTGTTGCTGCATTGTAAGTGCCAAGCCGATCAGCAAGGGAAAACTGATCATATATATCATCGACTACCTCCTGAATGTCTTGAATCTCGTCATTGATCTGCTCGGCTACCTGATTCATGAGATCGGAGGCTAGAGCCTTGCCCGACGCTCCGTTCGTGTCGGTGATTATGAAGTAATCCGTAGTTGCTAGCGCCTTGGTGGGTAACTGAGGGATCGTAACGCCGTTGTAGTCTGCCATTATTTCACAATTTTTGGTTCCCGCAATTTACGGAATATTTGATTTTAACTGTAAATTGAGTTAATGTATAATTTATTTGCAAAAGAATTATTTTATATCGTTTGCATTTTGTAGATTTGGTCTCACTTAAAACATTTATAGATATGGAGAACGTAAAAGTGCAGGTACCACCGAATTTCATAGGCGAGGTTGAGGAGGGTAATAGCTGGATTGACGAGGCTATGAAAGTCATACTAGTCACAGGAGAGCCGTCCAAGTACACTCAAGCTGATATAAGCTCAGCCCGGCGATTGTATAACGAGTGGTTCAGGTTTAGACAAGATTCTGTTGATTTTTGGGGTTTCCTCGATGAAGAGACCAGAAAAGGATTTAGGGATTCCGACAGCTCGTCAGGTAATTTCAATATTGTGCATTCTGAAGAATGAACCCTTGGCACATACTCGACGGGGTTTGTATAAAGCGTAAGTTCATAAGCTCGGCCACCGCAGCCCGGCACGCTGAGAGTATTGGAAAGGTTCAGTATCCTTACAAATGTCCGATCTGCGGAGCCTGGCACCTGAGCACTGCGCCTACACGGTACAAGACTTATAAGCGCGTGTATGATACAAGCCACATAGAACAGCCGCACCCGGACTCTGAACACTGGCAGAAGCGGTTAGAGCGTCACAAGCACCAGCAACCAAAATTTAAGAAAAAACATAACCGTAGAAAACTTAAAAATTTATGACCACTGCAAATATACCTACTATTCGACATGAACCCATGAGCGACATTTTCTTTTTTGACGGTGAAAACGGATTAATAAAACCTTAAACAATAATTTAATCAAACAATTAAAAAAAAAAAAATGGAAAATCCAATGTTATCATTTGAAATTAAGTCGGTAAACAAAGATTACCTTATGAATATAATTTCAATTTGTGCCGTTCGTGCGGAAGAATGTGAAATTTTTGCCAGTGAAATTTCTACCTATCGGGAACCGTACGAAACAGGGCCTAGCGGTTATCAATTGGATTTGGAGGTTTCCGCGCCAATTAACGTATTAATAGATGTACTAAAAAAGGTCAATGATTCCCGGCAATGAAAGAAGGATAGGTAAAGATTACCTTCAGTAAGTCCGGCGTGTTCGTTTTTACGGACATATTGAACACTGAAGAAACCGTGGCCGTTACAAAACACCTTCAAAACAAATTTTCAATCCTTAACTAAACAGCAATGCAGAAATTACAATTAATTGGCAACCTGGGCCAGGACGCGGTATTGAGAACGCCCAGCGGCGGCCTAACAGTTGTCGCTTTTTTGTCTACAATTTGGCACATAAATAAATTAAAGTTTAAGCTTTTGAATTTTTAGTACACCTTAAAGTGTACCTTAGCCGAATGAAAACGGATCTGATAACAACCAAAACGACGAGTACTGCGTTGGCGAGTTTGCGCGAGATCGCGTCCCTAACTCGGGAAAAACAGTACGTTATAATGGAAAGAGCTCTCAAAGAAGAGTTTAAAAGAGTAAACCGTAAAGCCTCTATACGATGAAAAAGAAACGAAAATATTTAGAGGATCTAGCTGAGGACTTTAAAACCTGCTCCGAAATATTTGATTTCTTTCACGGGTCTGAGGTTCAGAAAATCGGAGAACCACTTAGTGTATCAAAAAATCAATTCGGGTTTATCATAGCCCGTGGATACCCCTTAGACTTATCCAGAGTGGTTATTGTTAACTTCATTGGTGAAATCTACCCTAACATAAAAGGTCATTATTCTGCAAGCGCTTTTGTAAAATTGATAAAATCCTTTGGTTATTGGTTTGATTCTATCGAAGGTATTAAGATGTACGATTACTGGAAAGATTGCCAATTAAAACCCGCTAAAAGAAAATGATCAATATTAAATTAGACTTGGCCGTAGGTACAAGCATAGAGGATAAAAATTGGACCAATCAGTCTCCTACCTGGGGTCAAATATTACAGCAGTGCTCCAAACCTAAAATAACCTCGGAAACCTTTGCAGATTTCTTAGCTGGTGATTCTGAGTTTAAGACGAGAGCAAAGGATGTGGGAGGTTTTGTTACAGGGGTGCTAGCGGGTGGACGCAGGACTCGCGACGCGGTTATCAGTAAACAGATCGTGAACCTAGACGCCGACTACACAAAGCCGGATTTCCTGGCCAGGGTAAAGGCCTCTAAGTTCGCATACTGTTATTATTCGACGCACTCTCACACCAAGGAGAATCCCAGGTACCGGGTATTGGTGCCACTAAGTCGCCCGGTAACAGCGCTGGAATATGAGCCGGTAGCCAGGGTCGTAGCGTGGTCTGTTGATATAGACAATATAGATTATATCAGTTACAACCTGAACCGTCTTATGTTCTGGCCGTCCGTATCCTCGGACATGTCTGATACATTCGAGTTCGGGTGCTCTGAACCAGATGCGCCGTTTGCTGACGTAGAGTCCATCATAAAGATGTACGGAGGCGATCACCTGAATTGGGAGAAATGGCCCCGATCGGCTTCGGAACCGAGTCAGCGTCGTGCAGAAAACCGGGAGCTCGGAGACCCCAGGGAAAAGCCTGGCGTTGTTGGCGCTTTTTGCACTGTTTACGGCATTCACCGCTGTATTGATACCTTTCTTTCTGATATCTACCTGCAAGCTGAGTATGACACTGACAGGTACCAGTACGTTCCGGGTTCGGGTGGCTTCGGGTTCTCTGTATTACCAAATGAGCAAGGTGACGACATACGGGGATATTCATTTCACAGTACTGACCCTGCTTCACAAACAGCAGTTAACTCTTTCGACCTGTACAGGCTTAATAAAATACTGACAACAGACGAGCAACGGAGGGCAGAGGATCTGATACCTGATATGACGGCAAGACCCTCATATAAAAAGATGTGCGAGTTTGCATTGAGCATACCGGAAGTTAATGCAGTTTTTGAAGACCGAAGGGCTAAATCTGCGGAGGAGGAATTTGGCATACATGTGCCTGAGAGTACCGGAATCACTCAGAGCGTATCAGAGGTTGTTGTAAATGAGCGCTGGCGAGAGGAGCTTACGAAGGATAAAAAGACAGGAAAGTATTTCAGTAATCAGGTAAATACGCTCCTGGTGCTTAATAATGACCCTGCTATCGCAGGTTGTTTCGCAAGGGATGAGTTCACTAAAAAACTCGTTATTACAAAGACTCCGCCTTGGTGGAAGCCCGGTAGGTCTTTGCTTTATTCAGATTCAGACGACTCCAGGCTACGAGTATACTTCGCTACAAGGTACGGGATCACAGGTCGGGAGCTTTTACAGGATGGTCTAAATGAGGTAGCGGAGAACGCATCCTTTCATCCCGTTAGGAACTATCTGAACTCTTTATCGTGGGACGGAGTGCCTAGGTTGGAGACGCTATTTCATGTTTTTATGGGTGCAGAGGACAGCGCATATATGAGACAGATATCCCGTAAATGGTTTACGGCGGCGGTTAAGCGAATTTTTGAGCCTGGTACGAAATTCGACAATATGATCGTATTTGTTGGCAGGGAGGGTATTGGTAAAAGTACGCTGGTTAAAAAACTAGGGGGCGATTGGTTCTCGACGTTTTCCATAGATCTCAACCACATAAAAGATGCGATAGAAAAGCTGCAAGGTAAGTGGATACTGGAATGGGCCGAGCTTGCCAGTTTTAAGAAGTCCAGCGCAGAGGCTATAAAAGAGTTTGTGAGCAACGATGTGGATTATTTCCGGCCAGCTTACGGCAGGCATACTGAGGAGTATCGCAGACAATGTATTTTCATGGGTTCCACCAATAACACGGACTTTCTCAACGACCCCACAGGGAACCGCCGTTTCTGGCCTGTGAGAGCTGAAGCGGCCCCGGTAAAGCTCGACGTCCACAAGGATCTTACCGAGGAGCTCAGAGGTCAAATTTGGGCGGAAGCCGTGATATTATACAGGTCCGGTGAGCCGGTCAATCTAAGCGCTGAAATGGAATCCGAAGCGCGTAAGGTACAAAATGATCACACAGTACACAACCCTGTACACTCTCTGATAAACTCTTATCTGGATTGGCAGTTACCGAAGGATTGGTATAAACGCCGGTCTGCGGAGCGCATAACCTGGGTTCTTAACGTGGACCACGAAACTGTGAAAATACCGTCAGAAAACACGCAGTTAAGGCAAAAGGTATGTCTCATGGAGATATGGGTAGAAGTTCTAAACCGGAACATAAATGACTATAATTTCAGCACCGCTAGGACTATAAAAGACTGTCTGGAACAGAATCCGAACTGGGTTCCCGCAGGGTCTCCGAGAGAGTTTGGAGGCGATTATCAAAGTCAAAGATGCTTTTACCGACGTTGAATCTTGTCGTAGCGTCGTAGACTTGTCGTAACTCTGTCGTAAGCTAACTAACTCATTCTCTTTATATTATATACTCTTACGACAATACTACAGTATTTATATAATAAGAAGTAAATGTAAATATTAGTAATAAATGATAGCAATAATAAGGTTAAAATTAACGTAATAAAAGCTATCAATAATAGGTACTCAGAAAAACGACTTTGACCTCTATAGGGAACCAACTGTCGTAACGTCGTGGAAATCGTATAAGTACTTGTGTTTCAAATAGATGCGTCACGACACGAAAAACGACAACCTGTCGTGTATTTCAGGGAGTATCAGTCGAAACACTTAATTTAAGGTTAAACAGGGTCTTAAATCTCTTAATTAAGGGAATTAAGCGCAAATAACAGAATTAAAGATATCAATTATTGATCTTAATTAAGCGATGATAAGATTTAAACCTCCGAGTATTGAAAAGCAACTCGAAAACAAATGCGTCCGCAGATGCAAAGCCCTTGGATGGGAGTGTTTGAAACTGCGGGTAGTCGGAGCCGGGGGTTTCATGGACAGAAGTGTTTTCACAGCCTCGGGCCGATGGTTCTTAATCGAGTTCAAAGACCGGGGTAAGCGCGGCGATCCGAAACAAAGAGCGTTCCGCAGGCGGATGATCGCGGTAGGTCAGCAGCCACTTTTAATTGACACAGTAGAGAAACTCGAATTATTCTTTTTCCATGCAATTCATTCCATACCCATACCAGATGAAAGCGATCTCACACGCTTTGACTGATCCCGCAGTTCTGAAAGCTGGCGGCGCATATTTAGCCCTGGACATGGGTTTAGGTAAAGGAGTTGTCAGTTTGACGGTTATAGACCATTTGCTGTTTTATCAAAAAATTTACGATAAGGTCCTGGTGATCGGACCGAAGCTGGTAGCTGAACAGACATGGCCCGATGAAATCCAGAAATGGGATCACACCAAACATATGACGGTTTCTGTGATCGCAGGCTCGGCCAAACAGCGCGAGAAAGCTCTGAGATCTCCGGCAAATGTGTACTGTATAGGCCGGGATAATGTCGGCTGGCTGGTGGCTATTCTGAAAGGATACTGGCCCTTTAAATTCGTGGTGATTGACGAGATCACGAGCTTTAAAAGCCCGGACGCCCAACGCTTCAAAGCGCTGCGCTCGGTAAGGCCCCAGATACAAAAGCTAATAGGGCTCTCTGGGACGCCCGCACCGAACGGGTTGATAGACCTGTGGGCGCAGATGTTTTTAATTGATCAGGGCGCACGTTTGGGGCCTTACGTGACACATTACCGTAAGAAGTACTTCACCAGTAAGTCAACAGCGGACAATGTGGAGTACGATTTCAAGATTAAGAAGGAAAAAGACCCCCTGATTGGTCCTGATATCCACGCGGCTTTGATAGCCGATTTGGTAGGCGACGTGATGATCTCTATGAAAAGTGAGGATTATCTGGACCTGCCACCGATCAATGATATTTACACAGATATTCACCTTACGCCGGAAGTACTCGGCAAGTACAAACAGTTTGCCAAGGAGTCGTTCATAAATATCAACGCCGAGGAGATCACCGCGTTCAGTGCGGCGGGTCTGTACAACAAACTTTTGCAGTTTGCAAACGGCGCGATTTATGACGCGGAGCAGCAGGCGCACGGCGTTCACGATGCGAAACTTGATATGTTGGAGGAGATCATGGAGGAGGCCCAGGGCTCGCCGGTGCTGGTGATATACAATTTCACGAGCGACGTGGATAGGATCACGAAAAGATTAAGTAGATTTAAGCCTCATAAGAGCGACGGGCCGGAGTCAGTACGCAGATGGAACCGAGGCGAAATCCCTTTAATGCTCCTGCATTCCAGTGGAGGAATCGGTATCAACCTGCAACAGGGAGGACATAACCTCGTATGGTTCGGATTACCTTGGGGTTTGGAGGCATACCAGCAGACGTGCAAGCGATTGCACCGTATGGGCCAGGTTAAGCGGGTGAACAACTACGTGCTACTGTGCCCCGGAACTCTGGAATACAAAGTAGCGCAAAGACTTAAAGATAAAGCCATTACGCAGGATGATTTAATGTTAGCACTTAAAGCAGAAGTATATGAACTACGACAATGAGAACAAAGAAAACCAATTACCCCGGTGCCACGATTTAGGTACGCACCGGGTGAATCCGTTCGATAACAATTGTTGCGACTGCTTATGTGGAGGCTGCGAAGTTACAGTCGAATCTGTGCCTTGTGAGCCTGCCACTGAGCCAGAAGGTTAGAAGCAGCAGCTAAGTATTCAGGCGAGCTTAAACACTCGTCTTGAATTGCTTTTAGTATTGCGAATTTGCCCTCCGGTACACGTTTGAAAAGTGGTTTTGATTTCTCTGCAAAAGCAGGACGGCCAACGGGTCTTTTGATAACTTCTGAGGTTTTTGACATGAGTAAAGGGGATATAAAAATTAAGATTAATACTGTAATGGCTCGTAAGGATATTATGAGTCTGGCAGATAAGCTAGGGCCTCAACAGACCGCCAGGGCCGTAGCCTCGGCACTTAACCGGGTTTCTGCTATGGGCAAAACCGTAGCGAGTCGGGAGATCAGAGGTAGGTACCGGATCACAAAGAAAATGCTGGATGCCCGAATGGGTACCACCAAAGCCGGAGCCCGACACCTGAGATCTACGATCTGGAGCCAAGGAGCCCCGCTGCCTTTGCGACTGTTCAAATACCGGCAGGTTAAGAAAGGCGTTAAGGTCACAGTGACCGGCAGGCCCACGCTGATCCCCGGCGCTTTCGTTGCGACCATGAAGAACGGGCACCGAGGGGTATTTGCCAGAGGCAGGTACGACGGTTCCGGTTTTAGGTTCAGAAAGAATAGATTCAGCAAGGGCAATAGCAAACGCATGTTGCAGAAGAACAAAAAGTCTGATCTCCCTATCACTGCCATGCACACCGTATCCCAAGGGCCTATGTTTTCCCATCCTACGGTTATCGCCCCGGTCGTCGATCAGATCGAGAGAATGCTGCCTATTCGTATTGAGCATGAGTTGAATTATTTATTGAGTAAGGTTAAATAAAAGTTGATAATTTTTGATTTCTAAAAATAAACACCCCTAGGGGTCTTTTGTAATCTCTGCAAATTTATCTAAATAATTTTTGATTGCAAATAATAACTTAAATATTTATTGATATCACATGGAAAACGATTTGGAAAAAGAGTCAGAGTCGAGATTGATTCGGAACCATGAAGCGCATCTGAAAACTGAGATAACCAGATTAGAAAATCGTATAAAAAAGTTATACGAAGCCTCAGCGAAATTCAGGCAAGATCGGTTAAATTTAAAGCCTAAACAGCCCACCGACTTAGATTCTACGAGACCAAACTATACCAGCCTAAGAAAGATATACGGCTTAGATTAATTTCAATTTTAAAATTCTCCGAGGCCCGAGAAACCCCCACGATTTTTCACGATTTTTCAGGGGATCTCTCGGGCACCGGCTCATCTGGATTTGACCAGAGTTTTGCTGATTTTCGGAGGTCGGCCGCACTTAAAATAGTACCACAGTTTCTAGGAAAAGTGCAACGATAAAAAGGGCGTTCTCTGGAAAGTACCATAAGATATTAGAAAAGTACAAAAGTGTAAGTACGCGCAACGCACCAAATGTTCAGGATTGAACAAAGAGCAGAATACACTAGCAAGCGGTCAAAAACTCACTAGGAACAACGATCAGACAAACGGACGGGTAAAGCCATACGGTAGAGTTTAAAGGCTGTCAGAACTTAAAATTTCGGGTTGTTTAGATCAGGGCACCAGGGCACCAAGTCACCAAGGATCAGGGCACCAGGGCACCAAGTCACCAAGGATCAGGGCACCAGGGCACCAAGTCACCAAGGATCAGGGCACCAGGGCACCAAGTCACCAAGGATCAGGGCACCAAGTCACCAAGGATCAGGGCACCAGGGCACCAGGGCACCAGGGCACCAGGGCACCAGGGCACCAGGGCACCAGGGCACCAGGGCACCAAGGATCAGGGCACCAGGGCACCAAGGATCAGGGCACCAGGGCACCAGGGCACCAAGGATCAGGGCACCAGGGCACCAGGGCACCAAGGATCAGGGCACCAGGGCACCAGGGCACCAAGGATCAGGGCACTGAGAGCCGTATCAACTTGTAAATCAAATATATCGAATACCAGAATAAACCGGAAAGCCCGAACACTACCAAAAGCATTCGGGAAAATTGTTTTAGTGACATAATCAAGCTCTCAAAGCGCAACATATTTAGATAGAAAATTAACTTTAAACGCGTTAAACATGCTTTGATTAACCACGTTAAAGTCAACATAGAAATCAGATTCGACTAGCTGACGGTACGACTTTTCATTTTCTTTTTCAATCTCTTCTACAATGTCAGATACCACCGGCCTGTAACAGCTCCAAGAATCCGTTCTTACTGTGTGGGTGCTTAGTCTGATATTCGCATAGGCATCGCCTAGTTCGAGTTTTAGGTATATACTTCCAGATCTGGCGCGGTCATATTCATATTTAATACCCGCTTTATCAAGCCTTGAGATAATAAAATTAGCAGCGCGCTTAGGTGAAAAACCTTCCCCGACACTGAAAACAATTCCGTTCCTGTTATTGCTTAAAACATGCATAATTTTTTAAAAGTTAAGGTATTAGATTCGTTAATAATTTAAAGATTATTATTAAAGTCCCAATCACCACTTTGAGCGTTCCACCAGTTACCTTTTATTCTGACCTGAAAAACTTTATCGTCAAACAGCCACCGACAAAGTAAAGGCTCTGAATCATAATAGTACTCTGTTTTAGAATCGCTCATCCAAACGGGTATACCTTCATCTTTTGAATCTTTTCGAGGTGTTGCAAAAACCTTCATAATCTTAATAATTTAAAATGTGATTGAAATAAAATTAACGTCTAACAACTTGTAAAGCCTTTAAATACTTGGAATAAGAAGCCCTTTTAATAACTTTCAGATTATCATAACCAACAGCTTTTAAAGTCTTTAATAGATCTTTTCCTTCTGTTTCAGAACAAAGTTTGGTACGATTTATGTAATTACGATCACAAGCGGAATGACCTTCTATGCCAGTGAGACATGTAACATTACCGCTAAGGTCTGCAATTTCGTAGGGGAATATAGCAACCAAAATAGTTTTACCATTCTGTTTTTCTTTGCGTAGTTGAACGTAAACTGTATTTTCGTTTTTCATATCTTAAAAAAAGTTTATAGTGAACGGCGCCCGAAGGCGCCCGCACGGTTTCTGCGCCCTAATCACTCAAATCTACGACCTGCAAAGACGGCGTAAAGCCCGTAAATCTTTCTGTTTTGGATTATCTGTATTCTTTGTTGCATCAATCAAAGGCATGTCATCCGTTACCTTGTCGTACTTCGTGCGTTTTAACGGCGTTCTATACCTGACTTTATAGTGTCCGCGACCCGCAAAAGTAAATTCAAAATCTGTTATTGAAAGTCTCATAATATCAATGGTTTATAGTGAACAGTGCCCGAAGGCACCCGCACGGTTTTTACGCCCTAATCACTCTTTATTTACGACCTGCAAAGCCTTAACTCGCATAACTTCATTCAAAGGGACGTTGTGACCGTAGGGATCAATTACGCTAATAAATTCATCCCTTTCATTATCACAGTCCGGTTCAAAGTTTGGATCAATAATAGTTTCTATTTCCAACCAGTCCGTAACGGATGCAACGCCGTTGGAATCGTAACTACGCAACCGTGCTTCATCGCAGGACTTGTTTAGCTCTACTTCATAGCCATCAAAGCCACATGAATAAGTTCCGTGAACCACAAAGGCAATTTCGGGATCATCTATGTCGTAACCCATTACCCCGTCTGCTAAATTTTCGTCTGACAGGCATTTCGGACACCCTATAAAGGCGTCCTCGCCAAGTCCAATCAATTCAGTGCTTAATAAGTCAACGCGTTCAATTGGATAGTCTTTTGCGTTCGTTTGCGGATTGGTATCAATCAAATTAATGTTGCATTTATTGCAGTGGCACATTTTTGCGAAATCCATATTCTTAAAATTTATAGTGAACAGTGCCCGAAGGCACACGCACGGTTTTTACGCCCTAATCACCCTCTTGCTTCTATGATATTCTTTTCCAACTCGGGTAAAGAATAACTTTGAAATACTATACCTCCACCATACTGTTTATTGTGGAACTTGCGGCCACCTATTGATTTGGCTCTTTTTAGGGCCATTTTATACGCGTACTCAACTTTTGAAATACCGTGTAAATAATGACATACGTTAGTAATTGATCCATCTACGTTGATTACATCTTTAGGTACATCATCATCTTTTGAAAGAGCAGAAAAATGTACTACATATCTAGGGTTTCCGTTTACGTCGTTTTTAATTCTTGTAAATTCCATAACTGAAAGGTTGTTTTAAGATTTATAAGATTAATAATTAACTTTTTTTACATCCCCTATGTTAGCCTTCGGGTGCAAATGTTTTGCTAAAGCTTTCGCGTCTGTTTCATTTAACGCGGACACCAAAACAGTTGGGTGACAAAAACCTTTATCTCTGTGGAATGAAGGCAGAGCTATAAGATATTTAGATTTTGTTGTCATAATCGAAAAAAAAAAATTGGTTTTAAGATTTTGAGAAATTAAACAGTATAGCAAACTTCATAAGTACAAACCGCGTCCTCTACATCTTCAGCGTCTTCTATTATTTTGAATACTGTAGGGTGAAAAAGCTCCTTTAATAGTTCGTTATCGGCAGTTGTCATATAGATAAGTGTTTAAATGATTAATTGATTGCACAAATATAGGGCTAAATAATTATTGATTGCAAATATTAAATGCAGATAATTAGTGATTTCACAAAAGTTCTTGAATAAATACAATGAAATATAGGTAATGTTTTATTGCAATCAGCAAATACTTGAAATAATACAATTCTGATCTTGGAATAATGCAAAGTTGGGTCCTCCGGGGGCCGGTATCGGGTCTCGCGGGGAGCAGCAC